ACTCAGAAGACTCAAGAATCGACAAGAAGAATTCTCTTGGATACTTGTACTTCAAGTAAACTGTTTTCGCGGCTAGATTAGCATAAGCGAAACTGTGAGACTTATTGAAAGAGTAATCAGCAGATGCTTGAAGTGCGCCCCAATAGAAGTCACTGATCTTAGAGTCGAGACCAAGTGCCTCTCCTGCATCATAGATACGCTGCTTCCATGCTGGCATTTCGTCAACCTTCTTCTTGCCTACAATACGACGAAGAATTTCTGCTTCTTCTAGACTGAGGCCAAATACCTTGTTTGCAATCTGCATCAATTGCTCCTGATAAAGAATAACATTCTTTGACCAAGAAAGAATCTTATCTAGTTCTGGGTGCAGATTAAGTTCTGAAGGAGAATGCTTTTGATTAATGTAATCTCCAACAAACTGTAGCGCACCGGGACGGGCAAGTGCAACAACGTCAGATAGTTCATCAAGACTTTGTGGTTTAACTTCTTGGCAAACCTTGAAGTTAGTTTCAGCCGAAATCTGGAATAAACCCATTGGATGATTGAAGTCCTGTAGAACTTCATAGATGAATGGATCATTAGCATCAATGTCATCAATATTAATTCCAATCTTCTCACAGGTTTTGTGAGCAATGGTCAGAGTACGAAGACCAAGAATATCGAACTTAACCATAAGGTCAGCGACATCATTCATATCATAGCCAGTCACCAAGTCTCCATCTTTTGTTTGTTGAAGAGGTACAACATTACTAATCTTCTGTGAACAAATTGCGATGCCCGAAGGATGAACACCAGTATTCTTGGTGAGGTTCTCGATGCGACAAGCATTCTTAAAAGTAAACTCATGCATCTTTGCCCATTGATCAAACTTCTCATTTTCTTCACGGGCCTTCTTGAGAGAGAAGACTTTACCGTGAAGCTTTGGAATCATATCACTGACTTGGTTAGCTTCGTCCTCCTTGACCTCATCAAAATACTTAGTTGCCTCGCGGATGCACAGCTTGGAGCTAAAAGTATTAAAGGTAAGAATCTTGGCGGTTTTGCCCAAATGCTTTTGCTCGATATACTCGATTACCTTCTGACGCTTCTCGTAACTGATGTCAGAGTCAACATCTGGTAGCAGACTACCAACTAGAAACTCTTTGTTACGAATATCATAAACCTTCTTGGCGCGACTCTTGGAAACGAATCGCTCAAAGAATAGATCATGAGGAATAGGGTCAATATTTGTAACGCCCAAGAGATACAAAACTAGAGAACCAGCCGCAGATCCACGACCTGCGCCAGTTGGAATATTGTTCTCATGGCAGAAGTTAAGAATGTCCCAATTAAGCAGAATATAATCAGTGAATCCTAGTTCTTCAAATGTCTCAAGCTCTTGCTTGGTTCGCTCAAAGTAAACGTCCTTGTTTGGATATTTTGTAATACCCTTGTCACGCAGTCCCTTTCGAGCAAGCTCAAACATAATCTCTCGATTAGATGCATTAGCCCCAAGGCCGATGCTCTTCAAAATCTTTTCACTAACTGCTGTTTTCGGAAGCTCAACACCCGCTGGTTCGCAGTCATTATAACTTGTAAATTCTTGAAAGATCATAGTTCCATGTTTTTCTTTAGTGCCAAGAAAACCTTGAAGCACATTTCGATATCGTACATAGCATTATGTAGCTTGTTCTCATCAAAGTCAATGCCGAAGTATTTCAACAACTGGTTCTGAGAGACTTTTGCTTTGAGACTGCGATCATGAATGATCTTGTACTGCCAGCTTAAAAAGTCGCCCTTTGGTTTCTGTAATTCTTCTCGATAAGCCTTTCCCAAGGCCCGTGTATCGTAGAGTCTAGTTAAATATGAGTAATCTGGCTTTTCGCCAAGGATACGCTGAAGTTCAGCAATCATATAAACATCGAAACCCAATACATTCTGGCCAACAATTTTGTATTGAGGATCATACAAATACTTTTTAAAATCCTCCCAAACTTTTTTAGGATGCTGTTTTCTTTCAAAGTACTCTGACCAAGAAAATCCAGTTAGCTTCTGTACAACATCTGGTACATTCAAATCATGAAAGTGAATATACCTATCATGCTTTTCAATAATGCGATTGCCTTCACAAACAATCCATGCAAGTTGCCATGGACGAGAAGAGTGCAAATTCAATCCCTCTGTTTCTGTATCGAATACGATATACTTTTGATTATACGGTAGCATCTTTGTAAGACTCCCAGCAGAACTCGTCTGAGCAGAAGTGGTTTAGGTTAGGGTTAGAAAAACTAGGCGACTTGCCTTGAGAACGATTGCAAACTGCCTTGTACATTTGGAAAGCGTGAAATTCGTCCTTATTCTTGTAGTAAATACTCTTTGTGTCAACGGTTTTTACTCCTAGTTGCTCAATCGCATTCTTGATCTGGAAGTCAAACGGATGAGAGTTATCTTCTATAAAATAAACATGATCTAATCCGTTTAGGTCGATATTAGACATGCCGAAATGGAAGAGGTTATTGTAGATATAAGAATCATAGAATGGCACTGCGATCTTAATATCCTTAAAATCTTCTTTCGAGTATCTATTCAGAATTACTGACTTTGATTTATCAGTATTCGCCGCAGTATAAAGATCTTTGATCTTTTGAACCCCTTCATTATTCTTTGCAAAGAAGATTAACTTACTTGGCTTCTCTTTATCGTCAGAATCATTTGATAGAACTTCGATACGCAGTCCAAATACAAATTTAATGCCGCGCTCTGCTAAAGCTTTATTGAACGATCTGAATCCATAAAAAGAATCCTCTACAAGAACAATCTCTTGTAGAGAATTAATTTCGGCAATATCTAGAATATTCTCAAGAGTGAGAATAGATTTACCAACACTGAATTGACTCTTGAATAGTGGAATCACGCAGCGATCTTATAGTAGATCTTGCGGTCTGTCAATAGAAAAAGCTGGGCATCCAGAATACTGTTTTTCTTCTACTACGAATCCTTTTCCTTCTTTCCGTAGTTTATCAAGTTCTGCTTTTTCATAGGACGACTTGAGGAATTCCATTTTGTCATCAAGCAGAACGTAATATTTAAATGGAAATTTAAATGGACAATGCCACATAAGATTTCCATCTTTTTTAAGCTGACCTACATATTCAGCACGGCCACAAACCACGCGACCAGAAAATCCATCTTCTTTTTTAGGATACCCTTTATCCCAAGCAAGATTACTAGTAGCAGAACTTTCATTAAAGTTATTAATAATGGTTTGAATTTCACTAAGGAAATATTCAAACCCCTCAAGATCAACATCTTCAAGTGGCTGCATTTCCAGCAATCCTTCATTTTGGCAGTCAAACTTTAAGAAAAGAAACTCCATTTTACGCTGCAAATATTCTGGATATAAATATTTTACAGCAAGGCAATACATGAAGTCCTGCATGTTATCAGTGTACTCCTTGCCCTCAAAAACACTTTTTGATGTTTTAAAGTCACGAATAATTGCTGCCTTCTTCTTTTTAAACAAGAAGAGTTTATCAATGAACCCAAGGATACGATAGTTTTTACCGTCTTCCTTAATCTCAATATCGAAATCTTTTTCGCTGATAGCTTCTGAAGGTTTGCCATTCTTGTCTCCGAAGAAATCGTAATTTAATCCTTCGATTGTCATACGATTGATAAGATCAATATTTTCAAAATCTGCAATATTATATTTCCGCGCATAAGCCTCAACCATTCTCTTGATTGGAGGAGACACAAAAATATCTTGTGCTTTTATAATCTTATCGTAATGATGCTTGTGTTTTGGATTACCAAGATTCTCAAAAATAGCATGACAGATAGTTCCACGAAGAGACCCTTCGTTTGACCGATCTGGTAGCCTTAAATGATACTTGCACCAGTACTGCCAAGTGCAGGTCTGAAGCGTTTTAATCCTTGAAGCCGACAAGGGCTTGTTCTCTTGTTCATCCATAATAAAAATCAAATTTTTTCTCTAACTTTTTTAGATTAGCAGAAAAAGCTTTATTTACACCATTGTTATCCATCTGCTGTGCAAAGTCTATTACACGCATCATAGATTCTTCATGGGACATATTATTACAAAAAGCAATGTGTTTGTCAATATCTTCTTTTGACATATCTCCAAAGTCATTGCTTGCAGGAGGCGCAAAATAAATATTTTGAAAATCAATTACATCTGCGAGCTTGAATATAGATTTGATCGCGCCTTGAAATCCGCGATTAGATTCTGAGGTTGAGTCATTATTAAATGAGATGAACACCTTATTTATCGGTAGAGCGTTCAATCTTGAAATAAATTTTGGAGAGATATTCAAGCCGAAGGAAACAAGGACGTTCTTAATTCCAGCTTCATAAAGAGAAATGCAATCACCAATTGATTCAACAATATGCACTGAACCAGAATCAGTAATCGCTTTCTGAACATCAGTAATAGAATTAAACGGAAAGAACCAGTCAGAACATTTGCCCATGTGTAGCCACTTTGGACGATCATCATCTGTTACCTTGCGACCAGAGAATCCATGGATCTTACCATCACTTCTAAAGATTGGAAAAATAATACGCTGATACATCTTTCCTGACATCGCCAGTCCACAACGAAATTTCTTTAACGTCGATTCGGAAATGCCACGGTCAAAATAAAAATCGTAATGAGGTAGCAAACGATTTAGTGCTGAAACTGGATATGTCTTTTCTTCACTCAAAAGATTTTTTTTGGGTAGTCTGTGATTAATATTTACACTATCCGCCTTAATATAAGAAGCGATAATGCCTTTATCGTTAGTATTCAGAGTCTTTTGCAGCAAAGCCTCAAAGGGCAAGAATAGAGAGTCTTCAACAAAGTCTTTCCATACTCCAGTATCCTTGTAGATCTGAAGAGCAGAGGAATTATCACCCGCACGATAAACAGCATTTGTTCTCCAATAAGAGCCATGGTCTTTGAGGCGATAACCCAGATTTTCTAGAATATCTTTATAGTCAATCATTGTGATAGAATCATTGGAATGTCGTCTGTCTCATCATCTGTCTCAACATTAATATCAGAATTATTCATTGAGTCAACGATATCTTGCAAGTCACCACGTTCAGTAATCTTAAAGTTCTCAATATGCAGGTTAATAAAATTACTCTTATTACTTCCATCTGGCATATTGACTGGATTAATTGCTCGTAGCGCATCTTTGCCAAGGTGACGGGCTTTAAGGTTCACCAGTTTATGCGTTCCGAAACGCTCTCCCTCTTCATGGATCTCTTCAGCAACTTTGCGCCGAAGTAGAAATAGGTGAGAACAGAACTGAGTGATACCGTCTGACAGAGACACAACGCTTTCATCATCAACAATGGCATTTGCCTGACGATTGTTAGTAATGCCAAGACGGTTCGACTGAACCGAAGTAAGCATTGAAACACATGGCTTTCCATCAAAGCAAAGATCACGATGAATTGTTTGCTTAAACTTATGAACCATATAGGCAACTTGTTGCCAACCATCACCCTTACCCATATTACCAAAATCACTTTTAATATAGTCAAAGCTAAAGATCAGTGGATTGCCTCGACCAATCTTTGAATAGTAAAACCGCTTGAGAAGAGAACACATTTCATCAGCAGACATGCCAGCTACGTTCTCATAGTAGAATCTCATGTTCTTGATCTTTGCCCACGCAGAACGAACCTTATCTACCACTTCTTCAGCAGACCAGTTCTTATAGCTAGATGTGCGCCACTTGCCTGTTTGCAACAACCATACTGGAATACCAGTCATAGCAGAGCATTGGCGGAAGATTAGCTCTTCCTCACTCATTTCTCCGTTATCAAAGTGAAGCACTGGAACATTATACTTGGCAGAAGTGCGAGTTGTGTAGTCCATGCAGAACTGGGTTTTACCAACACCAGATCGAGCAACAATAACTGTAATGTTGCCAGCAAGCAAAAGCGAGCCATACATTTCATTGACCCTTTTATGAGGGCCAAGCATTCCGAATTCAGTAATCGGATTATTACCACGCTCCTCGACAACACCCTCCATCATCTCAAAAAGATTGACTGGACCAGATTCGGTCATTTCAAAATCTTTGATGTTTTTGTTATACATCTGATCCGCTTGCTCAACAAGCTCAGAGTACTTCAAACTTGGATCTGCCTTCTTAACAAACGAAGCTACCTCTTTGCAAGAGGCATAGATTTCACGGCGAGCAGTAAATTTCTTTAGCTCCTTCACAGAAGCAAGGAAGACTTCTTCTGAGATTTTATAGAAAGCGAGAGAGTAAATATACTCAGCGATGTCGATGCTATCTGGGAAACTAATCTTTAGTTGATTGATTCGCTGAATCAAGATAGTTTCATCAATTGTTTCAGCATTATCCAGAGCATTACGAATGAGCTTAAAGATAGAAATATTTACCTTTGAATCCTCATTATAAAAATCCTTTTCATTTAGGAAGATTGAAATCTCTTCCCATTTGTATGAGTGTTGCAAAAGGCCACTCAGAACCTTCTTTTCTAGATCGTATGAATAAATCATGTTTAAATTTCTTTTTCGAGAAATACTTCTACAAGTTTTGATAGCGCCATGTCAATACAAACATTCTGTGTTTTTGACACAATGCTTGGTTGACCATGCTCATTTACATAAAACAACAAAAACCCTTTATTGCCACCATTCGGAGAACCAGTGCAATCGTAGAGTTTAGTTAGAACGGAGTCTGGTATTGAGATTTCTTGATTTTTAATAAAGCTCATATGATTTCTAATTGCCGCAGCAACTCTTCAGAGAGAGTATCAGATTCTAGGATTCTGACAAGCTTTATCTGATTGATTTCGCAGAAATACTCCTTCTTGTCATCACGCTGTAATTGCGCCAAGAAATTTTGGCGAGAATTAGAGTGAAAAAATTTATTAAATTTATAATGCTGATTACCATCGACTTCTACAGCAATTTTTTTATTTGCGTTATAGAAGTCAAGAGTCATCCTTGTGCCAGCAACAGGCAGTTCTTCAAACACGATATCTGCCCCCCAATGGGGGTAAAGCATATCTTTAATTCGTTTTTGGATCTTGCTTTTACAATCCTTTTTCCATTTGATCAGATAACGTGATGAATTCTTAATCTTGTGCTGACGACCAGTTGTAGTTAAGAACATCATTGTAGAATCTTTTCTTTTACAAATTCTTTGAGAGCAAGAGTTGCCGCCTCATCTTGTTCAAGATGTTCATAAACAGCGGCCATGCCTTGAAATCTTTCTTTCATTTCAATATTTCGTTCCTTCAGATAAGAAATAACTTCATCATCTACAGAGAACCAAGATCCAGACTTTTCTAAGAAACCCCACATCATCAGCATCTCAACAATCTCACGTTCAATCCAAATTGACTTGCCACCAGTGCGACCGTGTTTAATTGGATATTTAACTGTTTGACCAGTTGTTTCATTTGTTGACTTGCAGATCAAAACTTTAGCCATGTGACCATAGATCTTATTCTCTGGAGTAATTTGTTGATTTGGTTTTTCTAGAATCTTATCTGCCTTATTTTGTTTCTGGAATTCCAGAATCCAGTCAGGATAGTGAAGTGCTGCATTGCCACCGCTAGAATTAGTTTGGTTATTTGGATCACCCTTAGCGTAAGGGTTAACATCAATCCTTGACCGAACCTGTGAGATTAAGATGCACATATGTCCAAACTTAGCCATACCAATACTAACTCGCTTTAAGAAATCCGAAGTCATCAAAGCACCTGCCGCTACCTTTGCTGCGTCACTGGTTGTTTTGTCTAATTCGGCTTTAGGAAGCAAGCCATCCATACTGTCGATGACAATGCAAAATTTTTCCTTTTCTGGATTATTGCGAAGCAAGCCTCGCAGTAAATCAAAGACTACATCAAATACGTTACATTCAAAAACAAGACAAGTGCCAGCAACCCATTCTTCTGGATTAAATACAAACTTCAATCCAGATCGTTCTTGTACATCTTTAGAAAGACGGCCTTCTGCCTTGATGAATAGACCCTTTGAATTTTTGATAGTGTTAAACATGTTAAACATAACATGTAGAGCTTCATTAGTTTTGCCGCCTTCATTTGCTCCGACAAAACGATGTACTCCAGCAGAGAATCCTCCACTGAGGAATGAATCTAGGATCATAGATCCACTAGATACAATATAGTCTTCTGCTGATTCTTCTAGATTATAGTGATAATCTTTATTTGATTTGAAGAATTGTGTCGTAAATTCTGTTGTGCTAATCTTACTCATTGTTTAAAAAATCTCTTAAGGTTCGTGGTTTTGAGGTCACTATATCATCGCCAATTTTCTCCAAATGGTCAACAATTTTTTCAGTGTTCTTGGGTTTATAATCAAACTCAAGTTTCTTCTTGCGTAGATATTCTTTACCCTCGGCAGTAAGGAAATATCTGATGCTACCATCTAATTTAAATGGAGGTTTAACCTTACCAAGAAAGTCGATGTTGTTATCGAATGTTGCAAAAACCTTTGTTGCTGTAATCATGTCTAGCGTCATATCTTTCGATCTTCCGCCATCTAACATTCTCTTGATAAACTCCTTCCTCTCTGCAAAGAAAGGCTTCTTTTCCTTTTTCTTGGTTTTACCCTTTTCAAAAGTGTGGCCACAAGTACATAGTAATGCCCGAACTGTAAGGAGAGAATTACAGGACGGGCATTGCTTTTTACCTTTCGGCATATTTCAATCCTACTACAGATTGAAAAATTGTCAAGTGGATTTTATTTTATCCCTAAGTCGCTAAAAACCATTTTTCGAATCAGTTCTAGAAAAGGTGTTTTGGGTTCCCATTTTAATTCATTTCTAGCTTTTGATGAATCACCAAGCAAAAGTTCAACCTCTGCTGGACGATAAAAGTCTGGATTAATTTGTACAAGTATTTTTTTACCATGGTAATATTTTTCATTAATTCCCTCTCCCTCCCAATGACAAATCTCTTTTCCAAATCCAGCAAAATTAAAAGCCTCTTCTACAAACTCACGAATTGTATGAGTTTCATTTGCAGATAAAACATAATCCAGTGGCTCTTCTTGGTTAAGCATTTTCCAAACTCCATCTACAAAATCCTCCGCATCGCTCCAATCTCTTTTTGCATCAAGATTACCAAGCTCAAGTGGGGTAATACTAGTAGATAAATGAGACTCGTTTAGAATTCTAGCAACAGCTTTAGTAATTTTGCGCGTCACGAACTCTTCTCCACGACGAGTTCCTTCGTGATTAAACAACCAGCCTTGGACTGCATAAAGCCCATAAGACTCTCGCCAAACTTTAACCATATGTCTTGCTGATGCCTTGGACACGCCATATGGACTACGAGGACGAATAGGATGAGTCTCGTCTTGTGGAGCGCATACAACATCTCCAAACTCCTCTGATGATCCAGCATTATAGTATCTGCATTGAGGACAATATTTACGAATTGCTTCAAGTTGATACATGACTGCCATAGCATTAGTCATCATATGGTTAACTGGTTGCTTCCAACTAACGCCTACAAAAGAATTAGCAGCAAAGTTAATAAAATAATCTGGCTTCTCTTCTGCAATTACTTGTTCAGTATTTGCTTGATCAGATACATCTAGATCAATAAGTTTAAATCTTGGATTGCCAATTAGATGCTGAATATTTTCATGATTTTTAACACTTAGACGGCGAACACCAGCGATAATAGTGTGTTCAGTATTTTTCAAAAGGTAGTCTGCCATAAAGCTACCATCTTGACCCGTTACGCCAGTTACAATTACCTTTTTCATCATTGATTTAATTCTGCTATAATATTATATTGTCCATCGCTTTTATAATGATAACCATTATCATCTAAGATTTTCAATAATTTATTATTTTTTTCTCCTCCGTTACTAAATGTTCCATCAGAATGATAGCATTCATATTCTATATATTTTGGTTTAAACCTATTGAAATCTAATGATAGCAAGATATCTACATCATAACCTTCAATATCAATATAGAATCTTTCTATTTCCATATTCAATGTTGCAAACAAATAATTAATATTAATACATGGGACGACATTTGTTTCTAACTTTTGATGATTGTGTCTAAATACATGGTCCTTAGACATAGATGCATGGCCACTTTTATCATCATCTGATGGAAAATAAAAATTAGTTAATCCATTGTAGTTAGATACAGCGACATTAATTGGAATCAACTTTTCAATAAATGAATATACATTTTTAGCATCTTCAATGCATTTTGGAAGAGCATCAATTATAAAAAAGTAATTAATCTTATCTGCATTATTTGATACAAATTTAAATACATGATCATTGCAGTCATTACAACCTATTTGAAGTATATTCATGTAGTATCTTATGTTTTAAATTCATTTTGTCCACTATTTGGAAAAAATTTATTCCTAAATTTTTGTTTAGCCTTAAATCTTTCCATATTACATAGATCTACTTCTTTTGCGCTAATTTCTCCATATCGAGCTTTTTCTACAGCATCAAATGTTTTTTTATTAACATCAACAATCTGTTTATATTCTTCAGATGTAATTAATTGATTCCATAACTGTTCATCAAATTGTTTAGACAAGTAATTAAAACAATCTATCCATAATTTTATTTGATTAGCATCATTATTTTTTTTGATTTCTAAAATAGCTAGATAATCAAAAGCATAACCCTCATCTACTAATAAATTAATCATACTTTATTTTTATAAGTTTGCAGAATATCCTTATGATTTATATTTCGTGCAATACAATCATAATCAAAAAAATCTTTATTAATATACCAATCTTCAACAGCGCCACAACCATCTAGGCATACATTTTCAAAAAGGACTTGATAGTTATTGTTTTTAAATAATTCCATAGACATATTTTTTAAATCATTTTTTCCAGCATATAAATCATGCTCAAACGTTATTAATTTAAATTTGAACTCATTGAATGGGAATCGTTGTAGTACATTTTCTGTTGCTGCATCAATATCAAAAGAAAAGTAATCTACGATTTTCGGACATTTTAAATTAATCAACGTTTCTCTTAAATTGACTTGAGTTAAGTCAATACAGTAAGCTTTTGTTTTTCTTGTATGATTGAAATTATCTATATAGTTTTTATCAAAATCAATTGATATACCATCCCATCCGTTCTCTTCTAATAAAAGAGTGTTATTTGCACATGGTTGACTTCTGCCATCGCCACATCCAAAATCTAAAAAGTAACCAGAGTTTTTAAAAAACTCAAGCACGAACGCATCTTGACTCATTTGTGAATAGCTCATATTTACCAAAAATAATTATTTATTGTTGAGTGATTATAACACCAATTATTTGAATTAAAACCACTAGCATTTCTAGGATTATAGCAATCAATTAAACATCCAAGTCCAGCAGCTAAATGCATATCGCCAGTATTACACCCAACATACATACCTGTAATCCTTAGTAAATGAATATATACTGATAAATCTAAATCATATACTATCTTATCTAATCCCTTTACTTCTTTTGAATTTTTAGAAGAAAAACATCCTATAATATTTACGCCCTTGCTTTTTAAATCAAGGATAATATTATGAATTAATTCATCTGGCAAATTTCTTAAATGCGCCCAACTCTTAGAACAAAATGGATTGAATACTACAGGCTTATTCATGCCGCCTACAATTTCTATGGCTTTTTTATGAGATTGTAAATTAAAATGTAAAATATGAGGCAAGACATTGCATGTATCTGCATCTGGTCCAAAAAAATTCCTCAATTTCTGAATAGAATAATGTGCATCTGAGCTACAAATATCTGGCAATACATTAATATTATTAGTTATCTCTACGTTAGCTATACCATCGAAAATAATAGAGAATCTTTCAATCTCAGGCAATAGCTGCATTGTATGCTGCATTGGAAAATGTTTTAGTATAGAAGTAAAGGTGATTATATCACCTAATCCTGTTGATAATGTTCCAAATTTCATATCTTTAAATTGTGTTTAAAAATTTCTTCTGTAAACTCATCAATATCCATATGAACCTTGTGCAATGGAGCATCTCCTCCTGATTCAGTTCTCCAATGTTGATGCCAAAATTTCTTATTTCTTTCTAATCGAGAATCAAAATCTAAATATCCAAAATGAACAACAAATGGAGTATTATTTGATTCAAGATCTTTTATGTTAATGGATGTTTGACGAGAAAATACTAAATTTCCATTGCAATCAATTAACTCACATGTATCGCTTTTAGATGTGTCAATTGTTCCATCTGGTTTTCTAGCATAAGTTGGTGGTCCTCTATGTAGACCTCTTTTATGCATATACCATTTGGGAGTAATGTTTCTATATGACTTCCAATCTCCATAAAGATTAATTGAAGCAATCATGTAGCATGATACAGAATCATTCAATAAATGTTCTGCATATGCATACCAAATTGGCTTTTGCCATAAAGGTATATACTCATCCAAATCTAATTGAATTAAAATGTCCCCACTGCAATTTTGTAAAGCTATATTTTTTAGTTTGCCATCTAAAAGAGGATCTTCATATGATACATCGCATTCAATTATTTTTAGGTTTTGTAATTGAATTGATTTAATTGCATCTAGAGTATTATCATTTGATTTATTTACAGCAATTATAACTTCATCTGCAAATTTAGATGCCATTACAATAGATTCATCCCAATATATAAACTTATTTTCAATAATATTGAATGCTGATAAATAAATTGAAATTCTCATAAAAAACCCTCTAGGTTAGCATGAACCTAGAGGGTGATATAAATCACTTTAAGGTCACTTAACCTTAATCATTATATCTCGTTTAGCCTCTTTTTCAAGAGGAATTTTTACCTTGAGAAGACCATTTTTATATTCTGCTTCAATGGCTTCCTTGTCTACGCTCTGATGAAGTGTGAAATTCTTCTTCAAGGATCTTCGTGCTATTTTCTTATGGTAGAATTCAGTGTTTTCTTCTTCATCCTTTTTAGCGGATGCTTCTACTTTAAGAGTCTGTCCAGAGACAGATACAGAAATATCTTCTTGATCAAGTCCAACTAGAGCAAATTCAATAATGATATTACCATCTTTATCTTTATAAATATCATAAGGATCAGAGGTCCATACATCATTAATGTGATTTGCCTCAAGAATATTGAACATTTTCTTGAAGATATCCCCTTCAAAAATGAAGGGTGACGACAGGTTGTTATATTTTAGTGTCATTGTCATACTTATTAGTTATGTTTTTTTGTTTTCTTGCCCCAATTGGGTGCAAAAAGTTTTGGAATAATTGCACTTAATCGTCTTGTTCAAGCATGGCTTGATCTATACGATCTAAAATAAATGCAATGGTTTCATCGAGTTCCACTTCGGCTGTTAATTGTGTATCTAGAGGTTCGGTCATAGTGGTATATTTATACACACTATAATCTTTTTGGGAAATCATGCCTCACAAGAAGCACATATCATAATTGAACGGGCTAGTTCTTGAGCAGGATTTGAAGAACGCTGATAGTAAAGACTCTTGATACCATTCTCCCAAGCAAAAATTAGAAGCTCATTTACTTCTTTTGGTTTGGCAGTAGGAGGAATCATCAAGTTAAGAGACTGTCCTTGGTCAATATACTTTTGACGTTGTGCCGCTTGAATAATAATCTCCTTCTGAGAGATTTCGCCAAATGTTTTGAATACATCTTTTTCTTGTTGAGTCAGGAAATCAAGGTGCTGGACACTTCCACCACGAACTAGAATACTCTTCCAAGTCTCATTATTATTCTGCCCTTTATCTACGAGAAGATTTTCGAGATATGGATTTTTAAATGTAAATTTACCTTTCGCAAGATCTTTTGTAAAGTAATTGCTATTTAGAGGCTCAATTGATGGAGATACTTGACCAAGGATAAATGAACTTGAAGTGGTTGGCGCAATTGCAAGTGTAGTGGTATTGCGGCGACCGTAACCTTTCAATAGCTCTGGTTCTCCAAACATTTGTGCAAGTTCTTCTGATGCTTTATCGGCACGTTTACGAATTTCGCTCCAGATTTCAATGTTAAGCATTTTAGCTTCCATGCTTTCAAAGCCAATCATTTTTGATTGAAGCAAGGAATGCCAACCAAGAATACCAACGCCCAATGCTCGTTGGCGACAAGCGAATTTATTTGGAGCTTCCATATGTTTAACTCCATCAGTTTTGCTAATGAACTCACTCATTACAGCATCAAGAAAATAAATCAAAGTCTCAACGGCATCAGTATCTTTAATTTCGTCCCAACGTTCAAGGTTGAGTGAAGATAAGTTACAAACAAAAGACTCGTCTTCCGAATTACTCAAAAAGATTTCTGAGCAAAGATTAGAATTGTGAATCTTGAGACCTTTATCTTTATAGACTTGTGGGGCTTGATTATTGGCAGTGTCGGAGAAAAATAGATATGGATATCCTGACTCAAATCTTTTCTTGATTACAAGACCCCAGATCCTGCGTTTCTCTTTGTCGCCATCAATCATGGATTTCATCCATTCATCCGAAATACATACTCCAATAGAAAGATCTTGGATCTCATTACCTTCGCCACGAATCTTCAAGAATTCTTCAATATCAGCATGGTCAATTGGCAAATACGCTGCAAATGAACCACGCCGCACATTACCTTGAGAGACAACACTCATGAGCTTATCGTACATCTCCATGAAATGCACAGATCCAGTTGATTTGCCACCAGAAGAAATAACTGCTCCACGCCCACGAACATCTCCAAAGTATCCAGATGTTCCACCTCCAGCCTTGGTCATCATTCCAACTTCAGCAAGCTTCTCAAGAATACCTTCCATTTTATCTGGAATATAAGATCCAAAGCAGGAGATTGGCAACCCACGTTCACGACCAAAGTTTGACCAAATTGGCGAAGACAGAGAATAGAATCCTGCGTGAACATAACGCTCAAACTTATCAGCAAACCCCATAATACCGCACAATTTTTCTGCGGTATCAGCGATATCTCTGATTCTTGATTCTGGTTTCTCTCCCTCTAAAAGATATCCACGCTCTAAAAATTTGCGCGAATCTTCGTTCAACCAATAAATGTCACTCATACTTATTTTTGCTATTTTGATAATAAAGATTTAACTCAATTTTTCAATTAGAAAAGATCATCTTCACTAAATGATTGGTTCTTCTTTGAATATTCAGTTGGTCTGCTGTGGAAGAAGTCTGTCATGTTGTTGCCAAGCAGTTCTTCGTCAAACCAAGTTGTAGCAGAAATAAGGTCTTCGTCAACTTCAAATACCTTGGGGAATTGAATTTGAACAAGTGATTCGTTAATGCGATTTTTAATAAATTCTTTTAGGATATCTGCGCTCAATCCTTGTTCTTGAGTGCCATTAACCATCCAGTCAACAATTTTACTTTCTGATTTAAAAGCTTCTTGAGCTTCATGCAGAATACGCTGCTCAAGTTCCTCATCAAAAAGTTCTGGGTATTCTTCACGAATAGTGTTGATAATCTTAATACCAACAAGAGCGTGAATATTTTCTTCGTTCCTTGTGTACTTAACTTGTTGATCAGTGTCCTTCAAGACGTTCTTGAAGCGAGCAAACCAGTTAATAACGTAGAACTGGGAAAACAGAGAAACGTTCTCAACAAAAAGAGTGAATAGGATTAAAGCATAAAGATATTGCTTCTTTGAATCTTTGTAAAACTTGTGGGTATACTTACGCAAGTATTTTACACGACCTTGAATCCAGTCGAGCTTCATATTCTCTTCAAAGACATCCTCTAAATCAAGGACTGTAAGAAGTCTCTCATAAGCATTATTATGGATCACTTCAACATTAGCCATAACGTAGCCAAGATCTTGCAAACTAGGATGAGGAAGGTTTTCCCCAAGCTTCGCCCAAAATGTTTTTACTGCGACTTCAATTTGTCCAATAGCAGAGAGAGTGCGAACGATAACCTCGCGTTCTTTATCAGATAATTGAGTCTTAAATTGTTGAACATCGCTTTTAAAGCTGAACTCTTTATCTGTCCAAAAACCATTGTGCATAGCCTCAGTAAATTGCTCTGCCCAAGGGTAGTGGTTCGGTTTGCGGGAGATTTGTTCTTCGAATATCATTGCTGATTAGTTACACTAAGGTTAGTGGATTTTTTGATCTTTTCAAGAAAAATATGTAGAAATTTTTGGCGTAGCCATTATATTAAATACGAACGTAGTGAGAATTTAATATAATTCGTAACCTTTAGAAAAAGCGGAACCTTCAGAAGCGGAACGGTTACGATATCTTCATTATATGGGAATTTTTTTTAGTGTCAAGAACAAAATTTCTAAACTTTTTAGTTGACAAACAGTCTATAACAAATAACTTGAAAATATGATTTCAGAAGAAGATCCAGAATTAACAAGAATGGTTAAGGAAGATCAGAATCAAGAAGCTTTAGTCGAACTAATCTCCAGACACTCTGGGATTTACATCCATATGGTGAAATGTTTTGGCTCAAAAAGCCTTACTCAAGATCAGGTTAATGATCTGCTTGATGAAAAGGACTACAACATTTATAAAGCTGCGATTGATTTTGACGAATCCAAATCAAAGTTTTCAACATTTCTAGCAAATAAAACAAAATACATCTGTTTGACCCAGAAGACAATTAACAAGTCGAAGTCTAACTTCACTTCTTATGATGATATTGATTTTGCTCAAATATCAACAAGTCTTGAGCCAGATGCAGAATGCTCTCTTAACGAGAGCTACGAGAGAATTATTAATATGATCTTGAAACATCAAGACGAAAGAGTTAAAACTATTTTCTACGAGCGATACTTTTGCGGCGAAAGAGGCAAGTTGAAACCTTGGAAACAGATAGCCCAAAAAGTAAACTTGTCAACGCAGGGATGTATAAATGTCCATAATAAAACACTAAAAGAATTTAAAAATAAAGTTAAAAATGAAAAAATTAAATTTTGATGCCCCGATCAATTCTCTGAGTCTTGGCAATGTTTCAGTTAATTTTCTAAAAGAAATTTATAAATATGAAGATATTGATGTCAGTATTTATCCAGTAGGTGATCAAGCTGATTTTAGCGCATATGACAAAATCAGTGATGAATTTAAAAATTGGGTAAAGACAAATGGATTTAATAGATTTAAGAAACTTTCTAGATCAACACCTACTCTTAAAGTTTGGCATATAAATGGGTCAGAAAGAAAGATTGGAGATAATCAATTTCTTTATACATTTTACGAAGTTGATTCTCCAACTGAAGAGGAGGTTAATATTGTAAAAGCGCAAAATCATGTATTCTTTTCTTCGTCTGAATCGGCTGAAATTTTTAAATCTGTTGGGTGCGAAAATGTATCTTATGTGCCTCTTGGATTTGATAATGATTTCTCTATTACCAAAAAAGATTACAAAATGAATGATACAATTCATTTTGGATTGATCGGGAAATTTGAGCGCAGAAAAAATACGCAAGCTCTTATTCAGCTATGGTTGCAAAAATTTGGCAATAACCCAAATTATCATCTCTCATGTCTAGTCAACAATAGCTTTTTTAAAGAGGATCACATGCAAGGGGTGTTAAATGCTGCGACAATGGGTAAAAATTGGAATAATATTAGCTTCATTCCGCACCTTAAAACAAATAGTGAAGTCAATGAATTAATGAATGCCATAGATATTGACCTATCTGGTCTTTCAAATGGAGAGGGCTGGAATTTGCCAGCATTCAATGCAACCGCTCTTGGGAAATGGTCTATCGTAAGTAATTGTTCATCTCATAAAGATTGGGCAAATGAATCAAATGCAATCTTAATTGATCCCGATGGCAAGCAACCATGCTATGATAACATGTTCTTTAAAGAAGGATCTCCATTCAATCAAGGCAACTACTATCTACTAAACGCAGAAAAAATTTCCCAAGCTATGGACAAAGCAATTACTTTGGCCAAGCAGGAAAACAAAGAAGGACTCAAACTTCAAGAAAAGTTTACATATAAAAAATCAATTGAAGAAATTTTTAATGTAATCTATGGGTAAAATTAAAGGGCGGTAGAAATACCGCCCTTTATTATTTATAATCAATCATGCCAATCTACATTTATAAACATCCAGATAAAGAAGAATACAGAGAAGTTGTCCAGACTATGACTGAGATTCATGCGTATTCTGAAGATGGTATTGAATGGAAGCGTGTATTCACAAAACCAAATGCATCAATTGATACAAAGGTAGACGCATTTGATAAAAATAAATTTATCGCAAAAACAGGAAATATGAAAGGTACAGTTGGCGACATGCTTGATTATTCAGCAGATCTATCTCGTAAAAGGGCGGAAATACATTCAAGTGGAGAAGATCCAGTAAAGAGAGCGCACTTTAACGAATACGAGAAAAAGATTGGCAAAAAGCATTTGGAAGATAAGAAGAAGGTAATCGAAACTGCTAAAGTAAAGATTGAATTAGACTAATTATCTTAAGTGCCAGATTGTTGCAGTTGCATCAGTTGCACTAGATTTGCATTTTAAAATTAAAGTATTGCCTCCAGTAATATAACAATTGACAAGTAATGTGTCTGATATTGATGAAGTTCTATCTTGAACAAATGCCAATAACGCATCTCCTTGTTGATAATTAGTAATTGAAAATTGGCTTTCAGTACCAAATACATATTCTGTGCGGCATTCAAAAAGACTTACTGGCTTGAAGCCACTGGCTGATCCACTTCCACTAATTGATCCGACATTAACAGATCCTGTGGTTCCAGTAATTGAAAAATTATTATTAATAAAAAATCTTTGAAAGGCCGCTTCTCCCAAAGACGCTCCGTAGCTTGAATAAAAATCTCCAGTCAAATTGCTAATATAAGCGATTCCTCCACCAGTTATATTATTAGTAATTGTTAGGCCAGTGAGATTGCTAATCTGTGCAAAATATCCAGAGTCATTTATACTCGATTGAGTAGCTATTTTACTACCAGTGTAAACTCCACTTTGATTAACCTGCACTCCATCGAATAATCCACTATCAGATATATTTAAATTAAGTCCGCTAAAATTTTCAGCATATATTGATCCAGTAACATAAACATTTCCAGTTACAAATAGATTATCATTAATATTTATATTACCAATAATATTTGTTGAAGTATTATTAATATAAACGCCACTAGTTGCAGAAAATCCAGAATTAAAAAATACGGTATTAGAGCATCGCATACTATCTATATACAATTGATTATTAAAATTAACTGTATCTAAGCAGTTTAAATTGCCATTGAAATAGATATCCGAATATGGCTCAGTTCTGAATTCTGTGAAAAAATTACTATTATTGCCTACTATAGTATAACCACTTGTAAAATTAAGATCTAATGCGTTGCTTTTACTTATAGAGTTAGTTGATAATCTATCTCCAATAAAAGATGATCCCTGCACACTTGGATCAAACATAAATTGATAACCAGCAAGTGCTGTATTAAATGACGAGCCAGAATAAGTTTCTCCATTATAGCCATTTAATATTTGGTTATAAGAACCAGTCACATAATTCTCTGATCCAGCTAGTATAGAATTATACTGTGATCCAGTTGCATAATTATTATTACCACCAAGAATTCTGTTTCCATTAATTAAGTCATATTGATTACTCGTATTAATATATAGTGGAGACTTCCCACTTACAACAAGCGACCCATTAATATTAAAATCTCCAGTTAAATTGCGATTTAAGTTAATGATAAATCCAGTGGTCAGATCGCTAAATGCTAAATCCACATATTCGCTACTAAAAACTGGCAGTTGAATCTGCGATGGATGTATTTTATGCAAAGACATTGAATTATTTAATCAGAACTACAGAACCAGTAATTACCCCATTTGGATTCAATGCTAAATCCGAAATTTGACTTTCAACAACTATCCTATTCGCCTGAGCATAAGCTCTACTTAATGCGAATCCTGTTTGGTTAGGAATATTGTTTGCTGTAAAAAAGACAGTATCATTCAACTCTGCGCCACTGAAATAACCACTATATACATAACCATTGCCAACTCCAGTGATTCTAAACCCACCACTATGCATGAACTTATTGATAGCAGTGCCTCCTTGCAATTGACCAATTGTTAATGTAGAATTGAAACTTAACGCTCCATTGACAGATAATGATTGAGAGCTTATGGTATCAGCATATCCAGTAGAAAAATTTCCATAATCTGCATAAACTTGTGAAAATGTTCCTGTTCCGCCAACATTTATATCATTCTGTACATTAAGTTCTAAAACTCCTGTTAAAGAAGATACATAATTTTGGTTAGATACCCAAGATTCAGTTGCAATAGTACTGCCAGTTAAATTGCCAGTTACTAAAATATTTAAATTATTGGTTTGTACAGAATCAACGCTAAATTGAGTACCTGTTATTAATCCTCCACTAATTGTAGAATTAACGATAAGATTGCCATTTACTGTTGTATTTCCAGTTTGAAAAACATTAGAATCAATACTTGTAACATTGCCAGTAATTACCGCATTGCCTAAGATATTTAATGCTCCGCTAGTTGTAAGAACATCATTGATAGTTACAACTTGACTAGCAATTGCATCAGATAAATAAGAAATGCCATTAGCATTTATCTCCCCATTAAAAACTCCAGAATATGGCGAATCGACAACTATATTTGAATTGAATACAGTTGGCCCTCCCTTGAATGTTGTACCACTTGCGAAATCAATCAGTAATGAATTACTTGTAGTATTAGAATGTGCTGTTTTAACATCTGCTAAAATTACTGCTCCAGTTATATTAGCTCCAAACGAACAACCCGATCCAGCCAAGATTGTGTTCCAAGCGGACCCACTCGTAATACTTGAATTGATAGCATTTAAAATTACATTATTAGATTGAGCCAAGGAAGTTATAGAATTTCCAGATCCAGCTAAAATTGTGTTAAATGAGCCACTAGCAGAGTTATTTGAGCCTCCAAATACAATACTTCCAGAAGATGCGTCATAAGAATGCGAGGAATCTGGCGTAAAAAAGATGCCACTATTAATTCGTAAAGACCCATCAATATTAAAATTTCCGCTCAAATTACGACTTAAATTTACATCTACTCCAGTTGTAAGGTCATTGAAATTCAAATCACCACTAGGACTGAAAAAAATTGGAAGTTGAATTTGTTTTGCTTGAATTTTTGTATAGGCCATCTTACAATAGATTATCTTTTAAGGATTACACAATTTCTATGAAATATACACTCTACAAGCCAAATTCAAAAAATACTGGCGCAGCTTTTAGCTTCGATTTGGTTAATGATCGCAATAACAAGCCAGTCCTGTTCATTTCAATGATTCAACAATATAGTTGGAATGATTCGACAAAAAACGGCTCCTTTAAGGAGAATGCAAAAAATCCAGAAAAGTCAGCAACAATCAAGCTTACCGAAACAGAAGCTGGAGAATTCTTGTCATCATTCAAAACTCGTATTCCTTATGTAGCTTTCCATAAGAAGGATGATTCTACTACGATCATCAAACTGTCCCCTTGGGATAAGCAGCGCAAGGTGAAGGATCAAGGTGGCGAACAATCATTTGATAGCCCAGCTTGGGGTCTGAGTGTCAGCAAGGACTCTTCTAGGGTATTTAAACTGCCAATTGAAGCGGGTGAAGCCGAAGTGCTTGCAGAACTATTCAAAGCTTATATTGCCAAGGTTCTCTTGTGCAGCGGTCAAGAATATAAACGTGAAGATCGACCTCAGCAGGAGTATCAGAAGAAAACTCCATCTTATCAAAAGAAGGCCGCAGAAGTTGTCGAAGAAGATGTCCCATTCTAAGGTAAAAGTTCTAGTTCATTCGAACTATTCTAGATTAGTTACAGGATTCGGGAAGAATATGAAAAATATTCTTCTCGCACTCCATAATGATCCAGATATTGAGGTATTCGAAGCTGCAAATGGAGTTGTATATGGAACAGATATGCTAACTCCTTGGAAAAGCTTTGGCACTCTTCCAAATGATCAAAATTTAATGAATCAATTAAAAAATGATCCAATGAAGAGTAGGGCTGCTCAGTACGGACTGTATACTATTGACAAAATCGTTGAAGAAGTTAAACCAGATGTTTATCTTGGCATTGAAGATATTTGGGCATTCTCAGAATTTGATAAAAAGCCTTGGTGGAATAAAACTAAAAAAATTCTATGGACTACTTTAGATAGTTTGCCAATTCTGGATCAAGCTATTGAAATGGAACCAAAATGCGATAAAATGCTTGTTTGGGCATCTTTTGCAGAAAAAGCTATGTATGAATTAGGTCATACAACTGTTGAAACAGTTCATGGTGCTGTTGATTATAGTCATTTCAAACCATTAGATAATAGAAATGAATTAAGACAGAAGCATAATCTTCAAGATGACTATGTAATTGGTTTTGTATTTAAAAATCAACTTAGGAAATCAGTACCAAATTTACTTCAAGGATTTAAGCAATTCAAGCAGGAGAATCCAACGATAAAAGCAAAGCTTCTTCTTCATACTGATTGGGCCGAGAAGGGGCATGGCTGGGATATTCCAAGATATATTAAGGAAAAGGGGTTAGATCCAAAAGACATATTAGCCACCTATGTTTGCCATAAATGCGATAATTATTTTCTGAGCGGATATCATGGAGAAGATAAAAACTGCCCATGTTGCAAATCAGAGAAGTCAGTAAAGACAAAGAATAGTGGCAGGGGGGTTCGTGAAAAAGAACTAAATGAAATCTACAATATGATGGATGTTTATTGTCATCCATTTACAAGTGGAGGGCAAGAGCTTCCAATTCAAGAAGCAAAGGCGACAGGGTTAATCACGCTAGTTACTGACTATTCCTGCGGCACTGATTCAGCTTATCCATATCAAGGTGGACTTCCTCTTGAATGGAATGAATATAGAGAACCCCATACACAATTTATCAAAGCAACCACATGTCCAAATAGTATTTGTGCAATGTTGAAGCATGTTTACGAAATGCCAGTAATAGAGAAACAAAAACTTACTGAAGCTGGCAAAAAATATGTGCAAGAAAAATTCTCTGTACAAACAACTGTTAAAAAATTAAAAAATATTATACTTAATTTAAAATTAAGGAGCGAAGCAATTAACGAAGAGAAAGAACAATCTACTGAAACAAATCAATTAAATCTAGAAGAAATTTTAAAAGATGTAGAGATGCACAATAGGATTGCTGTTATTATTCCAGAATCTGGTGGAGATATCTTAATGGTAAATTCTTTAATTGAAAATCTTCAAAATTTATATCCAGAAAAGAAAATATTTTTCTTTACTAAACCTCAATTTTTTGATCTAATTAATGATAATCCATTTATATATAAGTTGCTGCCATTTTCTATAGATTTGGAAAGACCTTCTTTCCTAGAAGGGAAAGAACTGCACAAAGGATTTTTTGAATTAGCATTTTTTCCATATGTAGGAACTCAGAGAATTGCTTGTTACATGCACAATGGAAAAGATAAAATACAATTTGAATTAAGATGAGTCATTTAGCTGAAGTATATGCCAAAGATCTTGGAGTAAAAATTGGTAAACCATTTTTTAAGCCTCATTTTTTTCCAATCATAGATACTAACTACATAACAATTCACCATGATAATAAATCTCAATCAAGAGAGTATGATTATTGGGATGAGGTAATTAAAATTGTTAAATATAAAAAAAATATTAAATTTATTCAAATTGGATCTGGCAAGGAACCAAAACTTGGCAATGCTGATAAATTTATTGCTACAAATTCAATTAAACAATGTGCATACATAATTCAAAACTCATTAATGCACGTTGGAATAGATAGTTTGCCAGCACATATTGCATCATTATTAGATAAGCCAATAGTCGCTCTATATTCAAGTTGTTATGCAAATAATAGCAAGCCACTCTGGGGCAATCAAAGCAAACATATCTTGATCGAATCTTTTGGAGATAATAAGCCATCTTTTTCGCATCAAGAACTAAATAAAACTATAAATAGCATAAAACCAGAAAAAATTGCTAATTCAATTTTAAATCTTTTGGGTGAAGATGCTATTGATTTCCATACTCTTTATATTGGCAAAAGTTACAAGCACTCGTCATTAGATGTTGTGCCTGATCAACCATATGATATTGTGGCGCATAATCTCTCTATCAGAATGGATTTATATTTTAACGAACAAAATATTATTCCAATTGTTAATAAAAATCAATGTATTGTTGTAACAGACAGAGCAATTACGAAAGATATACTTGCACATAAAAATATTAAGCAGGTCAACTATATCAATGACTCCTTCGATGAAGACTTTGTATCAACCTTGAAATCTTTTGGTAAAAATTTTATTTTACTATGCACTTCAAAAGATAATTTAAATTTGCAGAGGGCCAAATTCTTTGATGAGAAAATTATTTATTACAACGAATCAGAAAAAATTGCAGAAAATAAAAACGAAATTACATTAGATAAATTTCAATATTCAAGTTTTAAAAGGGTTTTAAAAAATGCAAAAATTTTCAATAGTTATTTCGACGCAAATGGATCAGAAAATCTTGATGATTTTTACCTTGACTTAGATCATATGTTTGTCTATACTGTAAATCATGAGCAAAAATAAAATTTATGGCCCAGATATTTATAAACGCAATGATGATGGTCTATTTGATAATGTAGATTATGCATTTAATGAAGATGGGTCGATTGATTGGCGATCAATGATCAAGCCAGAATTCCTCTACCCAAATAAAGATTGGTTTACTAGTCGTGGCAAAGAAGTGCCAACTTCTCCAGAAGGCTTGAGTGACAAGCAGCTTTTGATTATGCTTGGTGGCATTAAAGAACTTGCTCGTCTTCGTGGATTCGAATCAGTTTCGTTTGAAACAAATAATGAACAAGATGGTTATGTAACTGCTAAGTGCATCATTCGTTGGATGGCGAATTATTGCGATCCATATGGATGCGTATATGAAGATGTAGCTAATGCAACTCTAGCTAATACCGATTCATTTTGTGCCAAGTTCCTTGAAACAATTGCTTGTAACCGTGCATTTGTACGTTGCGTTCGGAACTTTCTCAATATTCATATCGTTGGCGCTGATGAGATTGATAAATCAAAAGGAGCAAATAATGCCACCTCTGTAGAGTATGATTCAGCAGAATCCACTAATGTCACTCTGACGCCCTCTGCGATGCTTGAGAAGGCCGTTAAGGAAAAAACTGGATCAGACTCCTTCGATCAATTCAAGACGCTGCTACGGGAGTTCTGGAAGCAAGAACAGTATCGAAATGAAGACGCAAAAGAATGGTCATCATTTAATGATATTCCAGCAAAAGAATCACGCAAACTTCTAGTTCTAGTTAAGAAACTATAAGCGCATAGCATTCCTTTGTCGTGCAGAAAGTCTATCACTAAGGGCTTTCTGCACGATTGCTTTTTGCCCATCTGATTTAATAACTTCTTGATCCATATCTAAGAGTTTTACAGTAGACTCACTAATTGTTGTGGTAATGCCTTCTGCTCCTACCTTAAATGAAAGACTAGTCAATGTAATTTTAAAAGATGGAATTTCAATACCTACCACTGTTCTAGAGGATGCTTTATATTTTTGTTGCGAAGAATATGAGCTACTAAATGAACTACGTTTTAATGCCTCAATTTCTAGAGGTTTTCCTGTCTTTACCTCAAGTTGGACAGGTTGGGTAGGATGCCCAGTAGATCCATTTAATTGTAAGTTTGATTTAATAAAATCAACCTTATCAAGCAGTTCGAATACTTTTTGATCATCTTCAGTTCTTTCTGCCTCTCTGTCATCAGAGGCTTCTTGCGAGTCTCTATCTTTATATTCATTAACAGGTCTTTTTAAACGAGTATAAACTTGTTTAAGACTTTTGGTTGGCTTATCATCCTCCCTATCTTTATAAGCTTTTTTAGAAGATTCGATTGCCTTATCTATTGCGCTCCATAATTCTGGACTAAATGCAGCATAAGTTGTTTTAAATGGAGTTTCATATATAATAAAATTCTTTTCGCTAAAAAGAGTATATTGATTAGTAATATCTGATTTTCCAGATGTAGAATTTCCTAATGGTTTAACGGCCACGAAACCATGAGTTAAATCGCCCGTAGATTTTGACTGATTAAATACATCTTCAAGAGTGTCAAAATTTTCATCTCCTACAGCTTGAAAAAAATTATGTATTGATTGAAGTCCATCACATTCTTCAAGGCTTGTATCCATGCTGTACGGACCAGATACATTACCATCTCCAGATGTGAACTGCATTCTTAATGCCTTCCATTCACTATATTTATTCGAAACATAAACAGTGTTATCAAGAATTTCGAATAAACTTGCTATAATTTTAAATGCTTGGCTATCACTTGGATTTTCTATCTTTTTAGATCCTTGGTTAATTTTTAAAAATTTTCCAGTCTCTAAGTTGAATGGTCCTTTGTAAGCTTTGAGTGCATTTGTTCTAGCCAAAGCAACTGGATACACCTTACTCCAAGTTTTCAATTCTGGCTCATCAATTTCTGATGTATAATAATTTCCAAAATCTATTTTTTCACCCTTGCTTAATTTATAATAAACAATCGCATTAAAAGTTGATTCATTTAATGCTTTAGATACATGCGCTCCATAAAATAATTCTAATGTTTCTGTTTTTATTGGAGATTTTTCTAAAAAATCAACCCTTTTAAATCTTGCAATTCTTTCTTTATTTGGATATTCAACTGTGACAGGAGTAGCTTGTAATTTAGACAAGAATGAACTAATAATAATTGGCTGCATTGCGCTTTCAGTAAACGAGCAGGATGTCGAATTTGCTAATATAGAATTATTTAAAGTTGGATTTATAATTGTCTGACTTGCTGCTTGTGCAGAATCAATAAAATTAACTTGTCCAGTAAATGGATTTACGAATACATAGTAACCAAGAGTATTAGCAATAGAAGTTAATACAGACTCAAGTGTTCCAGAAGTTTCAAATAAAATGTCAGATCTATTTGGAAGGCCAACAATTGAAACGCCAGCTAATAGACAAGCTTGCCGTAACTCTGATAATGTATAACCATACTTAGGAACAGCAGCAGCAAGATCGACATTAGCTAAATAGTATGGCGTAGCTAATTGATAATTATAAGATAAACTGGGGATTAGTCTTCTGTTTTGATATATGAGTGATACACTAACATTTGTAATTTCGTCTGTTTCAGAAATTTCGCTATAAATATTACCAAGAATTAATGCGCCACCATTTCTTACTGGACCTTGTAGTGGGAAGTTTTTTATATTTTTTGGACAGCTATCAATTTCTCCATAGTAAGCTAAGTATCCATCATAAGAGCTTTTTCCATCTGGACTGATATCTTTTCCACGAACAAGCACGCAAAATGATTGAAGTAGTAATGATGTTTTATCAATATATTTTCTTTGGATTTCGGTCTTGACTGTGCTTGCTGTTTTAGTAGATTCAACCATTACAAACTGATCAAATAATTTTTGAAGTTGAGAGTTTGTAAAATTTACTCTTGATCCAATTGATCCTATAATAGTGCCTAATCCACTGCCATACTTGACAGAAGCATTGTCTACGCTAATAGTTGTGGCAGAATGCCCAATATTATTCCCAAAGCTCATATCTATGGAAACCAATGTTTCTGGCAATGATGATAAATTCATAAACTATATAACGTTTCTTCAGCCAGCAGTAAATCTACACTGTCTATCAAACAATTTACACCTGTTTTAATTAAAATTACCCCAGTATATAATTGCAAATATTCTGATTCTAATTGCTCCATGCCATTTATGTAGTAATCTACTTGGTCCTCCACAAACGGAACTCCATAAATATCTGCCGTAGTATTCCAGCTATCTAAGATATTATTTTTCTTCTTAATTGCAAATAATTTGCCAGTTGCTTCGATAGATGGATATTCGGCTTGCTTTAATTTTTGACCATTAAAGAAAATATCATATTTATCAAATAACTGAGTATCATTTGCTGCATCTCCATAAATAGTATTAACTTTTGATCTTAAACCAGTGATAGAGTAAATTCCTGTAGTCCAACTAGATTGGATCGGTCTGATAATTGCAACGCCAGTAGAAAAACTCCTTTGGTCATAAGATAAGATATCCGTATTTTCTAATGGATATCCTATATCGACATTGAATAATGCCGAATACAATGAGTCTTCTGGAAGCAAATAGTAATCTCCAGTATTGATATAATTGTAGTCTCTGTTGTTGCCTACAAAATTTATTGGGGTTTCTTCTAAAAGAGTTTGAGAATTTAATGAAAGCAATGATGCATGTCTTCCTGTGATTACAGAAGAGTCGAAAAAGAAATTTTGATTGCTATATGTAGCCAATGTATTTCTATTGAGATTATTTAATAAACTCCCAGAAATAGTTGGATCGCCAGTTGATAAAACAAAATTATAATTCATCGTCTCTATCTCCTAAATAATAAATATAGTTTTTCTTAAGATCATTTGAATTTCCGCTGAAAGAAATTCCAGTCGATCCTCCGCTAATAGTGATATAATTTTCAGTTAACGGTGTTTGTATAACACCACTTATTTCATTTAATAATCCTGTCTTAGCTACTTGTCCATATAAATTAATTGTTGTTGTAGGTTGCCCAGTTACTTCTGTTTCAATATAAGTAATTATAGATGAGGATATATTTTGCAAGCCTAATGTAGCAAATGCATTTTCACCAGTTGGATAATAAACATATCCTGAGTTTGGATGAAGATAACCAAGCTCTTCTTTATAATTAGTAATTATACTACCATTGCTTAATTGATAATATTTATAATATCTATCTCCTTCATAAACGCCGCTAGAAGAAGCAGATCCAGTTTGCATAGTGATCACTTCTCTTCCTGTTTGAAGAGTTAGAGTTCCAGTAACTTCGTAATCATAACCAGTGATACCTGTTTTATAAACAGTAGTTGTCGAGTATCCAGTTACAATAGTCCCCGTTGCTTGTGTGCCAGTAGTACTATAATAATCGCCAAGCATACCATAGCCAATATACTTGAGATAAGTATCAGAAACTGCTCCGCTAAAAATAGCTAATTCATTAATTGATCCAGAGAAAGTTAAATCAGATGGAGTGCTTGAAGAATAATATTTCGATGATCCGCCGAAATAAAAATAATCAGGATTTGTTAAGTAATTTGATTCCGTAGTAATTTCTACACTTTCAATTTCGTCATTTAAATAATCGAATCGACTAACAATTACTGAATCTCCATAAGATGTTAGTCCAATGATATTTCGTTTAGATAATTCTATATCAGTAAGAGTTTCGATCTGATCGCCACTTGAACTATAGCATTGAAAAAATAAATGACCTCTGGAATTTACTCCTAAGTTAAATCCATTTGCTCCAGTATAGTTTACGCTATTGACAGTTTCTTGAAATTTCTCAAATGATCCAAAAATAACTCCATCATTAATAGCTCCTTTAAATTCAAAATCTAAAAGTAAAGAAAAATCATTGAGATTAATATCTGTAATAGGAATCTTGGCATTAGTTTTAGTTAAATCTAAATTATTTGTAGAAAATAAATTTGATAATTGATTTTCAACCCCTGTAACAGTTGAACCAGTTATATTTAATAATAGAGCAGAGTATGCACCTTCATCAAAAGAAGGAAAACTATTAAATAGAAGTCCTGTATGCGGCCCAGCACCTTCTGCTGCTGTACTGGGATTAGTAAAGTCATAATATACAGCAAGCCTTTCATTAGATCCTAATGAATTAAAGAGTAAATAATTTATTCCACTGGCGCTCATTAATAATATTTGGATATGTTATATGATATATTATTTTTACCAACAGTTTGTTGGCTAGATATTGATATTCCTTCTGATTTATCTCCCAATAATCCTTCTGCCACTTCCTTTAGAGTTGCAAGCTGACTTTCAGAGTCGTTACAAGATGCATCTATAGAGTATTCTCCCATAGTTCTATCGACAATCTGAATAGCTTTTTCTCCTTTAATTGTTGAATAAACTTTTGTTAGATTTAGTGGAACTATGTCTATAATACTTGCTTTGAAATCAGTTAATTGACCACTAGAATAATCTATGCTATTATTATAAGAAAAATTATAAGTAATTTCATTAGATATTGGATTTTTTTGTATTGAATAATCAATTGGTTCTGAATTTAAATAAGAGCTATTGATTTTGTATCCAGTGGCTACAGAGCGAAAATCTTCAACTGCCTTAGTGGCTAAAGCGAACTGATTAACACCTGATAATGCAGATTGTACGGCTAAGAATCGTGGGTTATTTGCTCCAGTTAAATTAACTCCAGTGATTACTGCGTCTGCTGCATTGTATTTTAAACTGCCATTTACACTGACATTAAATACAGATTGATCCTTGCTTGCACTAACACTTGTCGTATAAGAATGTAAAACCTTTTGATTAATTAAATCTAAATTATCTGCATTTTCAAATACAAAAGAAAAATCTAATTTATTAGAACCTTCATTTAAACTGTAATCAAATGAAGTTGGACCATTTGATAAAAATGAATATACACCTGCTTCAAAATTTGAAATAGAGTTACTGACGGCATTGACTGCAACGCTTTTTGCTTGTTCTGGTGTGAAATCTCCAGTTGTTAAAAGACCTCCATTAACACTTGCATCTATTGCACCTTGGATACTACCATTAATAGTAACAGATAAATTTTGATTTTTATTATAGCTTATGCTGGTTGAGACAGTGCATATCCCTCTATCAGAAAATAAATTTCTAGAAGAAGAAAAGTTATAAACTTCTGTTACTGAATATTTGTCAGCTTTTCTGTCAATATTCTCTGTGCGAGAGCTAAGAAACCCACTTGTTGTTCCAGTATTAAATACGCCAATATGTTCAAACCCATTTTGTAATTTTTGAGTTACAAAATTTTTAGCATTATCAAATGGATCAGATGCATTAACTTTAAGTCCTTTAGCAGAAACAGTATGTGTGGCTTGAATAATTTTATTATCCTGCTCTGAATATGACCAAGTATTTACTGGATCAGCAACTCCAAAATAATTAGAAAAACTTTCTTGTTGATAAGATAGTAAATCAACTGTATATGGTAAAACTGTAGTGAGGTCGCCTTCTGCAAACTGTATCGAATTAACTAAGCAACCACTGTATGTTTTACTCGCTGATCCGACTACAATATTTAAATTTTGATATTCATTTAGAAAGCCGCTAATCATCTGCATTTTTTGCAAATGCAGGCCGCTTAAATTAGCACCAGTTAAAAAACCTATAATACTGATGCTGGTAGCTTTATGGTCATATTGTCCAGCGTATTTGATTAAATTATCACTCTCAGCAATAGCTGGAAGAGGATTTGGAAAATAATACGTTCCATATTGAATTGATTCGGACATTAATTTAAGTATAGACGTAACTTATTACACGGGTAGTTGTGCCATTGGACAAATCAATTGTATATTGATCTTTCATGCCATATACTTGACTTCCATCTACAGCACTATTCATTTCGCTTGTTTTCCCTGATAAGAAATCTCTGCCAGCATTTCTATTAGCAGATTGTGTAGCAACAGCTACAGCAGTAACAGTTGCTTCACCCAAGGTGTATTCTTCAGATACTGCAATTTTTTCTTCTAAGGATAATACGTCAAAAATCTTCTCATTTCTTTTAATACGATTCGTTTTATTCACAGTAATATCGTATTTTATAATATTTTCTGGCAAGGCAGAATTATCATAAGCATCGTTGGTAGTAAATGTTACATTATCAGTAATTTCAGATCTTGCTCTATCTACAGAGAAATTTCTGGAAAGCTCATATATTTGTGAAGGAGGAGTGAATAAAGCAAGGACTTTAGAAGCAGGATTTCCACTGGATTGCCATAATTGATATGTTTTTGTATTTCTATCTGCAACATTTTTACCAGTTGAAGAATATGTAGAAGATAATGTATATTTTAAATAGGCTCCTTCTTTTTCTTCTGAGCAATTGTATAATATCGTATTATCGTCCGCTAGAGTTGGATCTGTAGAAAAAGATAAAGTAATAGACGCTTTATTAGAATCTGCGGTAATGCCTTTTTGTATACTATGGGGCTTGATAAATTGAGGATTCTGTTGTGCTATAACTTCATCTATAATATCAGAGATAGCTGATTCCAAAGTACTTTGAGCATTATAATTTAAAGAAGTTAATTCTATGGTAATATCTTTATTCAAATAGCCGCTAGAATTTAAAGAAACTTTTTCTGAAATATTCTTAGATACTTTTTTAGCTATATCTATATAAGAAGAATCAAAAGACTCCTCTAATGAAACGCTTAATTGTATTAAGTCGATATTCTCTGTCAACTTACCATAAAACTTTTCGTCAAATCTTGCATTTTCTGATATCCCATCTTCATAATAACCAAGATTAGGTCTATTAGCATGATAATAAGAGATTAAAAATGCTCTAGCATTATCTAAAAATTGATCGCCAGCATCTTGCGCGTATTTGATTGATATGCTTCTTGTATAGGAGTAATTAGCATCCTGACGAGAAAAATTATATGTTTCCTCAAAACTATCAATAAACTGTGGGCTTGGAATATATTTAGCAAAAGTTTTTGAACTATAATCGTTTAATCTTTTTCGTTCCTCAATGGTAACTGATGCAACTTCAGAACCTACCAAAGATCCGCCCTCAAAAGATAAAGCAGTAATTAATCCATTAACAAATTCATCGCCACCAATTCTGGCAGTAATGTTCCTTCTTTCATATGCTGCTCTAATTGCAGATCTTCCAGAAAGAAAAATTCCATTGCCAATTTCAAACTGAATATCTGATATATTTATTTTATAATTAGCGGTAACAATATAGCCAAACAATTCATCAGTATCCAAGTAAGAATAATTGACTTGTATATTTGAAGAAACTATATTATTTACTAATAATGCCATATATTATTCGTTAGTTAATGCTTTTATCTTTTCTTTTAAAATCATAATTTCATTATTCATGGCATCTATATATTTTATTGAATTACCAATGAGAGAGTTAGTATTCACAGTAAGAGTTGTAACTTGTGAAGATACATTACCTAACTGCTTAGATGCCGCTGCAAATGATTTCATATCCGTTCCTGCTTGCTCCATTATTGTAGCAATTTGTTTAATTGGTCCTGTTATTTCTCCCTTAGCATCGAATGCTGTTCCAAAATCTTTTATTTTGGTTTGCAAGTCACTCATTTCTTGTGTAAGAGCATTTTTTTCAGTAGTTAAATCAACTAAGCCTTTCTCATCTTTTGCTGTTTGACCAGCGCCCATTAATTGTTCTCGTTCTGCCTTGGAAGTACCTGCAAATGTAGTGCGACCTTCTAATGCAGTTATATCCTCTTTTTTAATACCAGCTATTTCAAGTAGCATGGCTTTTTGAGCTTCTGTAGTTGCCTTGGCAAGCTCTGGTCCAATCATAGCAAGGATTTCGCTCTTCTGTGCATCTGTTGTACCAGCAGCATTAAATTGCTTTCCAGCCTCTTTAATACCTGCTACATCAATTGGGCCTTCTGTAAAGTTTCTAACAACTCTATCAAATGATCCATTAATAATTGTTGCCGCCTGTTCAGCACTTCTTATTTGAATTTCTTTTAGTTTATTAGCAATTTCTATTCTTTTTGCTTGAAGAATAGATTCAGATTGAGCAACTTGATTTTTAAATGCTTGACCAGCTTCAAATGCAGCTTTTGTTAATTCTTCAGTTTTGGCTGGATCTTTATTTGTACTAAGAGCTTGTTCTGCCGCTAATTTTTCGGCATAGGTTTTTGCTGTTGTATCAAATTCTGTATTAACTGCATTTCTTCTAGACAAGCTTTCACTCATTGGGCCTTGTACAGCACCAAGAATATTACCTGTAGCTTGATTAATAATTTCCGCTTGCTGAAGTCCAGTAGCATACTTGTCGATAGCTCTTTGCAGGCTTGCATAGGTTTTGGCAATTGAATTTTCAATATTGCTTAATCTTGCTGTTTCTTGTGTTTTAGTTGCAAGTGCTTTTGCATATTTATCACTTTCAGCTTTTATCTTTTCAAGAGTCTTCCTATAATCATCTTCTAGTTTTTGTCTTTGTGTAGGATCTGAGGTCATACCAATCAGATTTTTAATATCTGATTGTCGTTGATACAACTCTGCTCTTTTTGCTGACCCACCACCTTGGCTTATATTATTAAGTGCAGCTTGAAAATTAGCGCCATTTCCAAAAACATCTTTTAAAGCTTGTTGAGAACCAATAATTCTTCTTTGTTTCTCTATTGCTTGATCCAGATCTTTTTGTGTATTTTGTGCTTTATCAATACTAAGTATATAATCACCAATCTCTTTTCCAGCTTCTATCATAGCGCCAGTTAAAAAGCCTAATGCTGCTCCAACTGGTCCAAATTGAGCGCCAATAGAACCAAACTCAGTAGCTGTAGATAACATCTGTGCATTAAATGATACAAAATTATTGCCAGTTTGTTTTGCACGGTTTGCTAAGGAACCAAAAGCACTTGATAAAGTAGCTCCTCCAATCGCAAAAGCAAGTGTGTTCATTGATCTACCAAGTTTATCTGCTGATTGATTAACTTGATTTATAGATTGCGCTGTTTGTGCTAAAGGAACAGCAGCGCCAGCCCTTGCTGTAGAAGCAGAAAGAGCGCCTAATTGCGGAAGAGCTATTCCTTTTCTATTAAATCCTGATGCAAAATTAGGAATGTGTCCTCTGGCTTTTCTTCTAAATGATGGAATGGTAGTTTTTTTTATGACTTTAGATTTAGCGCCTTGATTTTCATTATATATTTTTTTAGCAAAACTATCAATATTGCCTTTACTTCTGGATACTTTAAAATCCATGGTAGATGATTTTGTACCAAATAAAGTTTGAGCTTTTTTAGTAATATCAGCACTTTGGCCTTTGATATCAAAGTCTCCACCTTCCATATTTTTCAATGGACTAATATTAAGAGCAGTTGCAACAGCACCCTCAAAGGCAGTACCAATAGCAGCTTGAATTGCTCCCTTTGCACCGCCTAGATCATTCATTTTTTTGGCCACTTGACCCGCACTTACTGTTCCTCCCAGTGGGTTAAGTGTATTTGCAAATGCTGCCGAATTTTCATATATTGACCTTCTGATATTTCTGCCAATATTTTGATCTTTATTGCTTTGTTCTACTAATGATTTCGGTCCATTTGGTATCCTTGGTCCATAAATATTTAAATTGGACATCCTGTAAGGTATTCTTTCCTTACCTTTTTTTAATATTCCAGAAACAGATGGCATTGTTTCTCGATGATTAATATTAGGAACTAAATAAGCATATGGGCCTGCGTTTAAATCAAGTATATTTGATTGTTTAGTTTGGTCTTGTTTACTTAATTCTCTTTGTCTCCTCAAAGCTGCGGCTTTTCTAGATCTATCTGCCTTCGAAGATCCTTTTCCAACATTTTTAAACATGGCAGTGCCAGTGAATTGAGACAATTGAGATTGATTCATTTTTCTTATGACATCAACATCTTTGCCTAAAGCATAACGAGGAATAACGGCATCTTTACCACCTATATTAATAATATCTTCTTGATTATTGACAATTGCTTCTCCAAATCCTTTTAGATATGTTTTATATGCCATAACACTTGAAGTTGCGCCAAGTGACATGGCTTCTTTTTCTTCAGCGGCATATGGATCATATCCACCAGCAAAACTTCTACCTTTTTTACCTGTAAATGCTCCAGAGTTTGGGTTATAACCACTCACACCACCTCTTGCAGCAACATTTGCTATATTTGTAACAATTTGTTGTTGAGTGCTTAATAAAGCATTTTGAGCTTTAATAGCTGTGATAATCGCTTGCTCTTTTTGAGCTTGAGATACAGTCTGATTTGCAAGTATTGCTCGCAAATTAGCGTCCTTAGTTAACAAATCAACAATACCTGACTCAAGATTTTTGATTTTCTCAGAAGCAGTGCCAATTTGCATAACGGTTTTAAATCCTTCTCCTGCGAATTTAACAACCATTGAAAATATTTTTAAGAATGCCCCCGTAATCAATACGAGACCGGGGCCACTAATAAATTTGCCAATTACATCAAAAAGACCTTGAATAAACTTATTGCCTTTTTCTGGATCAAGAGCTTTATCTAAAAATTCTGATAATGTAGTTGCGATCCCAACTAGATTTTCAAGCAAAGGTGCGAATGTAACACTGCCAATTTTTTCAGCAAAACTTGTTATTGATACGGTAAGACTATTAATCTGTGAAGCTAAAGATTTATTGAGTGCGCTATTTCTTTCAAATGCATCATTACCAGCATTACCAGCGGCCTTTGTTGCATCTGCAAAAATTGATGTATCTGATGCTAAATCTTTTAATGTAGAGCTTACCACGTTGATCTGATAAACACCACCAGCAAGTTCTTTAATTTGGCTAACGATTGTTGGATCACCAATGTTTTCAATAGCATTTGATAATGCTTGCAATTTTTGAACACCAGTTTGCGAAGAATCAATCTGAACGCCAAGTGCTTTTAAGTCATCAATAGTAGATCCACGACTTAATCTTGTAAAAATTGATTTAAATGCGTTACCAATAACAGCTCCACCACGGGCAGTTCTTTGTTCAACTGCTGTAATAAGACCAAGCAGTTGGTCAAAACTTACTCCAGCATCTTCTGCTGTAGATCCAGCACGACTAAAACCTGCCGCAAGGTCATCTGCCGAAACAGCAAAACGAGTATCAACTGCAATAATTTTATTAGTAATATCAACAGCAGATAAACCAGCAGATTGGAATCCATTAATTGCAGAAGTAAGAGCTTTTACAGAAGCTTCGGCACTCATACCCGATACTCTTGTTAAGATCATTGCTGCTTCAAGTCTTTTAGCAGTTTCTGCTGCACTGAGACCTTGACGAGCTAATTCTGCTGCACCATCTGCAACTGTATTAAAGGCTTGCCCAGTATTCTTAGCTACACTAAATATAGCATCTCTAAATGCGCCAAATTCTTTTTTCGAAGCTCCAAGAATTGCATTAACTTCTATCAACTTAGCTTGCACATCAATAGTTGTAGTCACAAGCTTCTTAAATGACTGAGTAATCCCTTGAATAACTGTAGTTGTAGCTCCGAATGCAAATACACGCGCAGTAGAAGCGTCCAAAGATTTTTGGAACTCAGAAGCTTGTCCAGTAATTCTTCCTAAAGCTTGTTGAACCTGTTTAGCAGATGCATTAATGCTTGAAGGATTTAAATTAAGATTAGCGTTTAATGTAATCGGTGCAGCCATTTAGACTAATTACACAAATTAACTTAAAAGGTCTTCTGCTTTTAATTGCCCATTATTTCTAGACATTTTTTCTCTTAAATCCTCAATTCCCTCTGATTTTTTGGCTCCAGAAGAATCATCAGATTTTTGATACTTGATAATTTTGATAGGATCATTTTTAATATCTTCTGGCATATCAACATTTTTTAATCTATTGAGTATGATAGACGCATACATCAATAAATTTTTCTGTAATACAGTAACAGTAAATAAATCTTTTTTAATTAAGGCTAATGGATCTCTGTATGAGAGTGAATATAATTCGAAAAAAGAATTAATATATGCTGCCTTAATAAGATTATGCTCATTCGATAAATCGGCTAATTTTTTATTTAAATCAGACATTATTAAATAAGCCTCATCTAAATTAGCTGCAATCGTTAGTTCTTTATCTAGAAAAACAGAAGTCTCAATCAGTCGAATATTCTTTTTATGAGAGGCGCAATTCTCTGCGCTATATCTAATAATATTAGATCGCCTTAATTCTAAATCAGATAGTTCGTCTCTTTGCTTTTGAATAGAGGAATTAAAAGCTTGTTTTTGAATATTATCATTGATTTTTGAGGCAGCTATTTCGGCCTTATTTATAGTCCATTTTAAGCTCTCAATTTTATCTTCAAAAGTTTTGCTCCAGTACTTTTTTTCGATAGCGTCTTTAATTAAATCTTTTTCAGATTTAATTCCATCTCTCTGCGCCTGTTCGAATTCCTCTTGCTCAAATTCATCAAGAGCAAGATTTTCTGAAACAAGAAAGTGTTTAAAATAAAACTTCTTACCCTTTGCAGAAAATACACTATAACCTCTTAGCACTTCTAGAAGAACTAAGGAAAGATTTAAGCCATCATCTTTCATTCATTACTGAAAATTTCCTTTATTTTAGCGTCAATTTCTTCTTGATTTGAGCCAAGCTTATTGTACCAAATATTAACTACCATAGCCAATTTATTAAAGGAATTATCAAAAATTGTTTTATTTTTCAAGATAGCCTTATCTTCAATCTCTTCTACTTCTTCGCATAATGCGAGATAATGAAGTCTCTTTTCTTCATAGTTATCTCCAATGAATAATGGAAAGATTTCTTTTTTTCCAGAAGAAGATTCTTCTTCAAAAAATGAGAAATTAAAAATGAACCATTCGATGATTTTTTGTTCTGCTTTTGCTTCAGCAGTCTGTTTATATTGATCCCTAAAAGAAGATTCAAAATTTTCAATTATTTTGCGGCTCGAAACAAATATTTCTTTTGCGTCTTCTAACTTAGCTGTTTGTTCTTCGTCTAAATCATTAACTCCATCGTAGAATTCAATCATTTTAGCGGCTTCTAAATGATCTACAAATGCCTTATTTACCATATCTTCCATCAATTTAGAAGATGTGCCGCCAATATCACCCAGCTTTTTATTTAACATTGCCTTGGTTAAAAAGCCAGCATTAATTAATTCATTATACTTTTGTCCATAAAAGAACTCGGCATTTTCAATATCTGAGAAATTAGGTTTAGCAAAAATAACTCTATTGTTTACCTTTGATTTAACTGTCTTGGTTGATTCAACTGTTTCGCCTTTTTTATTAGTCTTTAAATGCGGAATAGTTTTTTCAATTTCTCTTGTGACAGTAAATGAATATAGTTCTTTCATGTATTAGTACGTTAATACTATATTATCAGAACTAATTAAAATAATTCCATTAGAATCTTTTAGGAAGTTGACAGTATCCAAGCCTTTATGCGAGAAACTGATAGAAGATTCGCCGTTTTTGTCGAATTCCACGCAGTTAATTAAATCTCCCTGTATGTCATTATTAATTAACTTATTATTAATATAGGAAGAAAAATGCTGATCCTTATGCTGTACTATTTTAAATTGGAAGGGCGTATTTGATTTATACCCACCAATAAAAGATCCAGAGTTATCAAAAATATATCCTTCGTATCCAGATAATGAAAATCTTGTAAGATCTAAATTACCATATTGCTCGCTACCAATGCCAAGGCTAATTGAAAATGGATTATCGGTAGATTCTATTATGACATTAAAATCAATAATAGATTGTTGATATCCAGTAATATCCTTGTAAACTTTCATTGAAGTATATTACACAAAAAATAAGCCCCATCTTTCGATGAGGCTTATTTTAAATTTATAACGATTTGTGTTATTAGATTGGTTGATTAGCAGCAGCAGCAGCAGTACCACTCCATATTGTAGGAGCAGTATATGATCCAGCGCCAGTCCAGAATAGACCATCAGTTGTAGTACTAACACCTCCGATTTGAGCAGAGAATGTAAGATCTACTGTTTCATTATCTTCAAGACCTTGTGAGAAGTTTTGAGAATCAAGAACAGCATTCTTTAATTGATAGTATTGTTGAACTACACCAGCATCATTTTTTACATTAAGAGTAATATTAGTTGTATTATTACCAGCAGTTCCAGTAAGCACATATTCTAGAGCGCCTGCTGCAAAATTCTTTACAAGACTGCTCATTGACATAGTAACATTGATTGGGAACTCAAGAGGTTTTGCGTATGCTCTTTCTTTACCTAAGCACTCAATATTGCCACGGGAAAGTGGAATTTCAATTGAGCAGCTTTGCAAGCAAACATCGCCAAAGTGAACACCACCAACTTTACCAACACCATTAGCAGTATCGGTAGAAATATTATTTGAATCAAAGCTAACAATAACATCGTCTGGACGAAGAACAAGAACATTCATGCTGCCAGTACTTGGTGGGCCAAGTGCAAAGATGCCAGAATCTGCTCTTTGACCCTCTTCATTAATGGCTGGATTCTTAAATCCAGAATGTCCACCAGTATAGAAAACAATATTAGAGGCTTCAAATTCAACATCTGCTCTTGGAATTTCGCCAACAGAGAAGTTTGCGGTATAAGAGGTCATTGTGCAATTTCCAAAACCAATAACATCATGATTGGCAGCTTGGGTTTCAAATACTGAAGAATTAAATGCGTCTTCACCTTCTTTTACTGTCAATACATAAATATTTTTTTGACGATGAGTTGGAGATTCTGTAAGAATACCAGAAATAACTTGTGCGTCTGTTGAGCTAACAAACCCTAATGCTAATTCATTTTCGCCATCGCCAAGGTAATAACCAAGTGAAAGAGAAGGATTGATTTCTGACATTGTTAATGTACCGATACGAGCAAGTTGACCGAATTCGCGGATATCTTGCCTAGCACCAGCTAAGTCAATGTCAAAAGATAATGTATCAACACGGTGTAATTGGTGGCCGCTAATAGCATTAGTACTAGCACCCGAATACCACCCCGTATTAGAAACATAAACAGCTTTATTTTGTGAGATTACTCTTGTTCTTGTAGCCATATTCTATAGAAATGTTTATTCTTATTACACGAATTTAAACTCTAGGGAATCTATAAGTAGATAAATCAAAATCTACAAAAGCAATTAAAAAATTCTTATTCAATTGTTCCCGAACACTTTCTGAGACAACCTTCGAAACAGAAACCTTTTCGACAAATGATGTCGGAGCATTTGCACCCTGACTTGACTTTAATGAATCATAAGAATAAGGAAAATTTTTGATAGAGTAAGAGTATCCATACGGAAAATCTTCATATGGAATATGTGTAATTTGCTCTCTAGCAGTATCCCTTAATCTTGAAATAACGCTATCTAAAATATAAGAATCTTTTGTTAGAACCATGATCCTAACTCTGGTTTTAGTATCTTCTTCGCCACCAAAACAAAATTCCTCATTTGAAGATGAAGCAATAGAAACAAAACAAGCAGGAAGAAAGTAAGTATTCTCATCCAATTTGCTATTCTTTGTATATAAATAGGGGGTGCTTTGACCATCTTCTATAAAGTCAGAATGCATAATAAAGTCTAGATCATTATCATGCGAAATATAAGTATTAACTTCTTTGACAGAAAATACTCCACTAACATTTAAGTTAGTTCCAGAAGCAGATGGAAATAGAATTCTACCATTTTGGTAATCAATATAAACACCACCATTACTTGCGGGATTACCAGTAATAAATGAACCTCCGACAAAGAATCCAGAATTAACGACATCTATATTACTCTCAGCAACAAGTTGACGATACTCTCCTTGATATCCGACCATATCGCTTGGGATATCGTTAAAATCTACATACTTAAAAGAGTTTGTTAAATTAGTCAAATAAGCTTTAGTATCATCTTTGAGTAAGCGATTTTCTAACCAAAGATAAAAACTGGATAAAAGATTTTGATCAAATTGCGCTTTCATTTATCTAAATTTTCCAAACTCTTTTGAAATTTCTTAAATATACCAGAAATGTAAGGAGTTGTTTTAAATGTTACACTCTTTTTGCTATTTTTAATCTGTATAGCGGTTCCAGAAATAGATTCTTTAAATCCAGAAGCACTATACAAATAGCTCCCTAAATTACTGATACCTTTTTCTACGCCTTCTGCCCAACTTGTTCCAGAAGCCCAAGGCAATGGAGTTACAGAAAATATTTCATCTTTTGATGGAACAAGGATAGTGATTTTGAATCGCCCAGATGATACAGCACGAACTTTAAATGTCATTTTCTGCGATAATATTTCTTCAATCACAGAAGTTGGATCTTCTCCAGAATCAAAACCAATAAATGAGAAAAGATTGCCGTAACCTCCAAGTGTACCACTAATATTCGATGCACTTGGCCCACCTTTAAGCTCTAATGTAACAGCATGATTATTAAAATCTTTAATTAATTTTTCTTGAATTTGATCAATTCTTGGTTCTAATTCCTTTCGAATCTCAATAGCTGTAGCCTCTTGATAAGTAATATCTTTCAATAATTGAGCGTAGTTTATATCAACTACGAATTTTGTAGAAGATAAAAAAGCTCTTGACATTAGTTCTCACGCTTTAGGTAAACCATATAATACTGAGTAGAAAATGGGCCAATGTTTTTAGCATCAGAATCTAAAATATATAAATTATCATCTATCTCTATTCTAGAACAGATTTTAATTTTTTCATAAGCATCTGAATTAACTTTAATTCTAACTCTTCCCTCTGAAGACTTGAGATTTAGTTGAGCGTTAGCGTCAACAATACTCTCTGGTTGATTATTTTCAAAGAAGATTCTAGCTTTAAATGTATGCTTTGTAAGCTTGGTTTGCCCTGCTACATTGGCAGTATCTTTAACCTTTCCATACAAAGGATTATAACTAGAACTAGATGGCTTATTAGCTATTTTGGTTTCGACATATACATAAATATCCCTAGAGAATGTATCATGCAAATCTGCAAGTGCGGACTGAATCGAAGCCTTTTGCGTTGATGTAAGTAATGATGCCATTAAATTGATCTATAATAACTACTATATCCAAGATCTACAACATACTGTTCGCCATCTTCTCCAGCTACTTGGAGTGGGCCTGATTTATACATATTATATTTGCCAACCAAATCATTGAGTCTTTCTGTAGCATCTATTTTCAAGTCTCTAAATGTCTTAGCAACAGAGTTTTTATTCTGTCTTTGAATTGTTGTATCACCTTCTTTAAGAGTTATCCAATCAGCATCATTGCCATAAATAAAGCCACGCAGAGAATCTCTGGCGGCTTTTTCATAATAATGAATTTCGTATAAAGTAGAAAAGATATTCTCTTCAACTGGCAATAAACCAGAACCAGATACAAATTCAATTGCCCCAGTATCATTGACGTAAAACTCCTCATTTAGAAGACCATTCAACTCCCCGATATTAGCATCGAGCCATCCAGAGATATAAGAAACAGGAAATCTCTGTCTATCTTCAGAGAATTCGTAATTTAAAATTTTAGTTGCAAGTCTCCCTAGATCATTCATAGATTAGTCTGTGAATAATCTTACAACTGAATCATAGTTTGGGGAATTTTTATCAATGATTGGTTTCGATGGCGATGGTACAGTTACGTTATGTTTTTGAGCGTACATATCAAAAGCCTCTGAAAGAGCTTTACGCATTTGATTTTGAGACCTTGGAGGATTGATGCCTACTCGATTACATAACGAAGTCATATCAGCAATAGACATAGACGAAAGATTTTCTGCAAAGATATTTTTATTTAATGTCCTAAATGGATTCATATCTTTAATCCCCAAAAGATCTTCTAGTTCTCTAGCTTTTTTAATCTGTTCTGCTTTTTCATCACGGGTTTTGCCATCAGTGACATCAAATTCTTCTAGAGATTTCTTTTGTTTTTCTAGGTCAGTTGTTTTTTTAGATGCTTTCATAGTTGCAATTTTTATGGATTTCACCATAACTTATTATAAATGATTATACAAAAAAATCAAAAAAAAGAGCCGCCCCCTTGCGAGGGCGACCCAATTGAGTTGTTTTGTATCGTATTAGGCGACGATGCCAACGAGGGCGCGGTCATCAATACATACACGGCCTTCTTCGATCTTACCGTAGTAACCAATCTTGTTCTGACGAACTGAGAATTGGTCATCGACAAGAACGGTGAGTGCGCCAGTGGAACCTTCGTCAAGAACAACTGGACGAAGAAGAACGTCACGGGAACGGTCAACACCGATGAGGATTTCATCATCAGCAGTTACCCAAGTACTGCCACCACCACCCGCGACAGTAGCGCTTTCAGCAGCAACAACTGCGCCGAAGATACTATTGAAACGTTGGTTAACGCCCATTTCAAGGATTTCAATGATATTGATACCATAGAAGCTTGGAAGACCAGCGGCACTATAGAGTTGCTCACGAAGAGTTTCTGGAGCAGCAAGACCATTATCATTTCCATTGGTTCCACCAGTTGCGGAGCCTTTGGTGTTGATTGGGTTATAAGCCATTGAGCGAAGTTGCTGAACCATTTCTGGTGAAACAATAAGATCTGTTACACCAATCTTTGTGCCACCAACAGGAGTACCCTTAACAAATGAGCTATTGATACGCTTGCCAAGTGTGAGGAGTCTATTCAAGTCATCAAGTAGCAAACGGTTTTCGGTATTTGAGCCAATGATATGGCTACCAGCAGCACCACTTGTACCACTATTACCCTTGACTAGAGCGGTAGCAAGCACATTGAATGCTGTACGCTCTTGCTTGAGCATGATTTCTTGGGCCATGCGGGTAAATGTCTTGGATACAACATCAAGACGGGACTTACGAGCATACTTACGGTCGAAAGCGAGGGCGCTATCGAGGGTGTAGGTGCTGAACTTAAGTTCGTTGTGTGCTGGGAAGACTTGGCTATATGGAAGGCCACCTGCAACTTGTTGTGAGTAGACTTGGATATAATCTTCGTCTGTGATATCGTGGAAGAGATCCAGAGGAAGAGATGGATTATCATCAGCTTGATAGGTGAGAGTAGTGAAGAGATTACCAACAGTGACAGCATTGTTGATGACTTCATCTACTACTGGACCTAAAAGCTCTGCAACAGCAGCTTGTGCCTCATAAGCCTCCTCACGATTATTTGAACCCATAGCACGAACTAGGGCCAATTGATCTTCAGTTCTTTTGATTGTGATTTTCATAAAATAATTGTGAGTTAAAAATTATACGTCGATTTTGACGATAGCGTAGTTACCAGCAAATGCATCGCCAGCAATACGGGAACCAGTTGCAAGAACTGTACCGACTTTAACAGCAGAACCACCAGTGAGACCAAGCTTACCGTTAGCGTGAGCGAAAACGGCGGTGTTTGGAGCAGGAACTGCGCTACCAGTGAAAGCATCGTCAGTAAATGTGAAGATACCTCTTGAAGCTACTGGAACTGTTTGACCAGAAAGAACGCACTGAAGCTCTTCTCTCTTTTGTGGGTAGAAGCGAAGATTCTCACCATTTTCATCTGTGGCACGAATGTCACGAAGAAGAATGCCGAGAGGAGTATCACCAGAAGTAGCAACAGCTAGTTTAAGTGGATTGACAAATAGTGGAGAATAAGCATCGCCAAGAGTATTGGAGAAACCACCATTCACAAGATCAACGGAATCTTCGTTGAGATTGGCATTGGAGGCATCAACTTTGACGAGCAGACCTGCACCAGTAGGAACGCCATGATAAGCGAACATGTTGACCACATCTTGGTCATCATATTGGCGAAATGGCAATAGTGTTGTAATATCGTTAGCCATAATATATTAGTTAGTTAGATTGTTATTTTTTATTTTGTTACTTCAACAGAGAAGTTCTTCTTTAATTTTTCGATTAAAGAAACTTTTTGGGAAGCTTCGGCATTGTTGTTAGGAATGAGAGAAGCTTCAGCTACTTCTTCGACCTCAAGTTCTTCTTCAGTTTCTTCCTCTGGATCTTGTTTTGAAGCAGTGGATTCTTGAAGCTTGGAGGCGATTGCTTCTTCGATGCGAGACTTAATCTCTTCTTCTTTAGCAGCAATTGCTTCTTTTGACTTGTGGGCGAAAAGAACGGAAAGTTTGCCTTTAAAGGTTTCGAAGGCTTCGTCAGAAGCTTCTACTGACTTTAGTTCAGCTACAACGTACTCAAGTTCTGCTTGCGAGAACTCGTAAGTAGAGTCGAGGAAATTCATTCTGGAATTGAATAATTCAACAGCAGCTTGCGCTTCGACTTCGGCTTTAATAGAGACTAACTCAGACTGAATAGCTTCGAAAGAAGCTTTTAATTCAGCAAGGTCAGCTTCTGCCTTTGTACGAGCTTCTGCTTCAAGTTGAACCTTAGATTTCCATGTTTCGGAATGCTCTGCAAGAGCATCACGCATAATCTCGCCAATAGAACTGGCTTGATCGTCCTTCTTGACTACAGAGGCAACGCTTTCGGCTACCTTGGTCATTAGTTGTTCGAATTGTTCTGTATCCATATCAAATATATCGAATTTATCGGTTTTTACATTATTTTCCGAGTTTAGGGAAATTTTTTGTGAATTTTTAATATCTTGATTATCTTCTTCAGCATTAGAATTATCAATATTATTTTCCATTAAATATACGCCTTTGACTCTAGCGGCTGGATTATATGTCAAAGCAGCACCTAATGGATAAGTTTCTCCATAGATCAAACGATGCACTGGGTTGCCTTCTTTATCCTTACCCTTGCCCCCAAAACCCTTGACATATTGCTTCTTCTCTGCTTCGACTTCGCCTTCTGCAACTGTGCATTGATCTAATCTATCAGATCCATAAACGACCTTGTAGTTTTTGAATGCTAGTTCCCAGCTAGTAGAAATACTTTGATATTCTTCACCATCTTCTTCAGCAGCATTTTCAATAGCTTGAGCAAGTTCTGGAAATATATTTCTATAAATTAAACCTGCGGCATTAATGTAAAAAGGTTCTGTCTTGCCAGCATATGAATTGACATCATAATCTTTAAAATCGAATTCTGATTCAGAAAAAGATGCGTTGATCATGTGGCCGACAATCTTGTGTTTCTTATGTTCAATATTAATTGGCTTATTGATGAAACGCTTAACAGCGGCGATAGCTGTATCAGTATCAATGCCATCGCCATTCTTGTTAAACTCATTTACAATAGCGAGATTAAACACGACAGGAAGCACATCAATATTTGCAGATGGATCGAATCCCTCTGGCATTAATGATTTAGCTGCTTCTGAAATAGAACCTTCAGATACGCCGAACTTATCAAAATCTTTTGGTTGAAGCGCCTTGATCTTACAAGCAAAGCTTGTTACTTCAAAATCTTTAATATCCATATTGTCTCCTTACACTTAAATTTTGGTTGAGTGATATAAAATTGCAGCAGATAGATCATCTAATTGATGCTTTGCTCCCATCTCTAGAACATTGTCACTGATATTAAGCTCAGAAATGGCTTCTATATCCTCTACAATCGACGCTAACGAGCTATCCCACTCATTTGCCTCTCTAGATACTACAATCGACTCACAAGCCTTAGAAACGAGTTCCTTGCGATTCTCATCAAGTTCGTCTAAACCGTATTTGAGCGCAAACTCGCGGAATGCGCGAAGCTCAAACTCATTGATCATCTTTGTTGCATCAACTATATGCTTTTTGGAAAAGGTTGAGTTGGAAACGCCCATTGGTCTTCCACCAGAAGGAGCAATTGCTGTTGGTGGTTTGGGGGCAGCTTCTGGAGTGTCTCCCATTTCCTCCGCTTGATAAAGATTGATGCTATTAACGAGAGGCATATAATAACCTTCGCCACGCTGTTCTTTGAATTTGTTCTGAGCTTCTTGAAGTTCTTCTGCTTTTGGGAAGACACCAGTGTGAACAACATTCATGCCTTGCTCTGGAGTTAGAACGCCAAGTTCCATCATGCGAGTAGCAAGCTTAGTCATATCAGAATTATCAAGAGTATCTGTCTTAACTAGTTTCGCTTCTGGCCAAGCTCTCATGCCAGCGGCTTTACAGATTCTGCGAATTTCTGGCTGAAGAAAGTCTCTGATAAACAGTTGACGAGATTCTTCTAGGCGTTGAATAAAGATTTTCATCTTGAGTTGTCCATCTGCATACTTATTGTCGCCAATAAGAACATTTTGGAGACCTTCTTGAATATCTCTGTTTAAAATTTCATATTTTTCTGGACCAACTACCTTGCGAAGATCTGGGATAATGAAATCAGCCTTTGTTGTATAGTCAGAAACTAATACGCGACCAACGCTTTGGTTTTTAAAGATGCCTTGCATCGCCTGTAAAGCTTTTTGGTTGATGCCACCCTTATCTGGTTCTGCACCCATGGTAACAAGAAGAACCACATTCTCGATAGAACGGGAAATTGCTTGGTCAATCTTTTTAAGCTCAAGCTTTTTATTGATGTCGTCAAGAACAGTGAAACCATAGGGGATTGCCAATGGTTCGTAGTCTTGCTTTTTGGCAAATACTACATGTAGCTGATCTGAAGCAAGCTTAATATACAAACGCTCAGATGATGTAACATTATTAGTCTTGATTCTCAATCTTACATCTTCTGGTAAAGAATTAAACATTTCTTGCTCATGCTCTGTCTTAGGATCTCTAAGGCGAGCAATCTCATATGGAGTAAGAACTTTAAAGTATTGATAATCGCTAAAAGAAATAGATCCCTTTGTGGCAACATCAGTTGGATTGATGACCATATATTTGATAGGAATCGCGGCATTCTTCTTTGTTGCACCGTATGTCTCCAAAATTTGATTAGTATCCTGTGCTTTAAGGCGACCATCAATGCGATATAAGAAAACATTACCTGAGCGGTAATATTCTCTAAAGAATTGTGCCTTTAGATCATGAATTTTAATGCGTTTAAACCATGCGTTAATAAAATTGCGAGCTTTTTCAGTACCACCTTCTAAATAAACATCAGAATCAGCAAAGTCCGAAAGCATATCAATTGTGCTACGAAATGCTGGGATATTGAAATAAGCCTTCTGGCAAAGTTGAATAGCATCCTTTGCATCTACAGAGTCACGCGAATAATCAAAAGGAAGCAAACCATCATCAATATTCCTAAAACGATCTTTGACAACATTCTTAGATGCGCCATTAGTTCTTAGGGAAGTATTATTTGTAGATTGTAATCTAGAAGCAACACTTTCATATAAAGATTGACCAACTAGTTCTGGTTGAAATGTATCTGCCCGTGATTGTTGAGCAAATAGTTCACTTAAATTATTATTCGAACTTTCCTTATTAAACTTACCCCAATATTCTGATCGTTTTGTATACTTCCTTGCCATGGTATTAATTGTTACACCAAAGTTATAAAAGTTACTTTGAAACTTTTCAAATAGTAAACGGAATAAATGTATTCATTACTGGTTTCTCAGCTTTTGCGTTTTGAGCGTCAAAATAAACCTTGGCAAACCAGTTCCCAAGAACCAAAGCAGAATAGGAGTCTTTTCTTGCTCTGTTTGGACCTTTTTGGCGTTTAAAATTCTGGGGCAAATTAAATGACTGTGATCCTTGCGGATTAGAAACGACCTCGATATTAGCGCATTCTGACTTGGTTAGCTCAATAATTGTCTTTTGATGGTCAATGAAGTCGATCATTTTAGCGGCAGAAGAAGTAGCACTGATTTTATTGTCCCACTTCAAGTCATCAATAGGTATATTCTTGTTTCTCTGTTCATCAAAATGATCATCTACCGCTCTAGCCCCGAATAAAATACGTTTATGATCAATGGATGCTTGTAATAGCTCATTGGCCATTCGAATCCAATTGGATGTTGGTTTACGCAGGATGCAGTATTTTCGTTCTTTTCGATTATATTGATTCTTGAAGGAAAGGATATCGTCATGCCATTGTTCTGGCTTTTCCAGTTCTACTTCAATCACTCCGATATTAACATTAGCTTTTTTAAACAGTTCACTCTCATTACAAGAGTTAATAAACTGCACACCACCGTTATAGTCCCCGCAGATCCCTACGATATTGAAGTGTTGAATCAGGTATAAGAAGTATCTCATATGCTCTTTTAAAGAAACGCCAGCAATAGCGTAACTATGAACAAGACACGCCTTCTGATCTTCCTTTAATATCTTAAAAACATGCATGGCAAAATGGTCAGCACTTGTGTTTCCAGCCCAGTTAGGGTCAAATGCCAATAAGTATTCTTCACTTGGGTTTCCAACCACTTCCACAGCAGGGAAATCTCCATCTGGAATGGTACAAGCCGCCATCTTAGATAATCTAAAGTATCCATCACTTTCATCTACAAATTGTGCGCCGAACTCTCTCTTGAACTGCATTTCGCTCATTGTCGCCTTTGCTTGTTTAAGCAGGTTCTGGTCATAAAGCCTTGTGGGAGCGCAATCATAACTTAATTGCATTACGAGTCTATAAGCATCATCTGCCGCTTGTTCTTCATCCTCTTCTTCACTTTTGAACTCACCAAAGATCAAGCCTTCGTATTTCTTGTAAAGCTTGTACATGTATTCGAATTTGAATGAAGGAGATGAAAGGATGATGAGTTTATTGTTAGGCCATACATATCTCTCATCTTCCCGCATCTCGCCCTTTTCGATGAGGCGGCTTTCTAGCTTGTGTAATTCTTCTCGTTGAATTGGGTTTTCTACCACACCAAGGAATGGTATGATAACCTCATTAAAGATCTTCTCAGGTATCGTTAAGAATTCATCCAGTACTATTCTATTAAATCGAAAACCACGAAGACGTTCGCCGTTTGCTAGTGGTAGGGCTATCGCCCTACTATTACCAATTTTTAGGGTCCATTGGTCAGTTCCTTTGGTTATCTTTACGCCGCATTCCTTGGCAAGTTTAGCTTCTGGCTTGCCAAGTATGTCCTCCATCTTTTGGAAGATTTGTTTTGATTGTCTAAAGCTACCAGCAATAACGCCAATATTAGCATTAGGATTAAGCAAGCATTCTAGAAGTACATAAATCGCAGTAGAGAATGTCTTCGACATACCACGCGAGAATACAAACATAGAGTAATCAGAGACCATCATTCCTTTGATTGCCATCGCTTGGAATGGGAATAGCTTTACTCCTAAGAATAGCTCCGAAGTAAATGCTATATTTGCCCTAAGAAACTTATACAATAAATACTTAGCCTCCTCATCTGGAAGATCGCCCTCAAAGGTTTTTAAATAATCATTAAACTCTTGCGCCGAATACTCAGTGCGATATCGTTGTTTTCCTTTGTGCCATGCCATGAATTTTAGTATCTATGTGATATTGCAAGTCTACGTTCCATAGTGCTTGCCCGAAATAAAGAATCTTTGGGATAATCTTCTTAGCCCCGCTTCTTGAGTGAGCAAAGATGAATTGTATATTCTCTGGATAGTCTGTAATTAAACCCCTGAGATTGTGCCAAACATAACCTAGATTCGATTTGAACTTCGATATTTTATTGTCCTCCTCGATTTGGTCAATAGAAGACTCGACAACAACGAACATGTAAGAATTAAACCTGACGCAACGATCCATTTCGCGTCTAAATCTTTGAATATCCTTGCCGAAAGTTTGCCTAAAGTCATCTTGTGATTTTCTATCTACGAATGTTTTTGAATAGTATTCTCCTCCAGCGGTATAATCCCCGAAGTCTAATTTATTGACGAAACTATTGGGAAAAGTAAATGGTAGCTTTTCTCTAGTATCTACAAATATTTTAATATGTTCGCAATCTTTTGTCCAAAAATCTTCTGGTAATTTAGTATTAAATTGATTTTTTAATCCCATCTCTTCAGCAAAAGACGCATAAGACCCCCATAGTCTACGATAAGTAGTAATATCCGCCATCTCTGATAGTTGATAAAACAGATTGGGGGGCGTTATTTGAATTTTTTTGTGTTCAAATTTGGACCTTGCTTGATTCAAGACATATTCTTTGGCTTTTTTTTCTGGTGTGATAGTTAACCAGCTTAGATAGTTTTCAAAACAGGAAAAATCTTCGCCAAAATACTGATCGTATTTTTTAAATGGAAGCAAGTTAGCTGTGTATAAGTCTCTACGCTTATAGTGCTTTACATAGTAGTCGCCAATTGTAACAGCATGAGCCTTCAAGTGCATATGAAAGCTCTTGCGGTTTTCAAACTCCTTACCACATTCCCGACATACGAAATCGTTCATAACAACTCTTTCTTAGAAATACCAAGGATTCTTGCCTTGTAGTCATCCATGGTTTCCAACCTATCTGCTTCTTCTTCAATTAACCTGTTCTGAAGTTCTGCCATTCTGATCATGCGGTCGCGCTCTTCACGTTCTTGGAACGCTTCAACCAAAGCAAAGATAGATCCGTTCTCTTCGCCCTTGGCTTTGAGGCGGTTAGTTCTACTGCCGTTCAAATCTTTAGTCAGCGATTCAATACGCTTTTCGCATTGGTTAAGCTCTTCGCTAGTAGCTTTGATAATCTCCGTAAGACGCATCGTAATGTCTCTTTCGTTATCTTGGTCATCGAGTAGTGCGTTAAGCTTGTCAATGCGCTGCTGAATGTGTTTCTGGCGAACGTAGTTGGTACACACGGTGACATATAGATTCAATTCGTCATTAGTGAGGTCTGGCTTGTCCCAAATAGCACGAACAAACTCGCTTTCAAACAAGTCTCTATCGGCAAGGGTAGAATATTGGTTAATGAAGTGGTTGAAACGAGGACTACGCAGATAGATCATCAATTGCTCCATCATCTTTTTATGCTTAGTCTGAATCGTTAGTTCATCAAATGTTGTGCCGCAAAATGTATTGACTTTCGAAATAACCCGTGATAAAGCTCTTGGAGCAGCCCACTTTTCTTTTGTGACAATCTCATTGTCATCAACAATTTCGGGTCTATAAACTTTTAAGAAATCCACCACCGTCCTATGCTTCATGCTAAGACTAGCTACACTGCGATCTTTGAAAGCAAGTCGAGCAATCTCTAGGGCGTTCATTCCAAATTCAATGTTATCACTCATCAAGAACTCCTTCTGTTCTTTGGTGAGGTCAACAACTTCTACTTTTGGGACAAGAGATGTATTATATTCTTTATTTTGATTAGCTAGGAATGTTCTTACAGCACGACCCTCTTTTGAGCGGCCATCAATTTCTTCGTTTTGGAAAACGGTACGGGTGATGTGCATCAAATCGGGGTTTTTCTTAAACTCTTTTAGGATTTGCTGCTTTTGTTCATCTGTTAGTTCATAATGGTTCATAGTAGGTCATCCTCTCTGATTATTTTTTGGGCTATAAGATAAAACTTCTTCTTGAGGTTATTGATTTGCTTATAGCGGGGCGTTTTTCTTTTGCTAGTATCTTTCTTAAAGCCGAATTGCTTGGCGACTTCTGTTTCAGATGCATGGTTAATATATAGCATGGTATAAATTAACTTGTGCTTATCATTTAATTGTTCGATCACTAATTTGTGTATTTTATTGATCTTGTCATCATATTCGAAATAATCATCTAGCAACGAATCATGAACAAAGATACTTGTGTCTAATGATAGAGGTAGTTTAAGATTATATGCGGACTCTTTCTTCTTCTGCCAGTTAGCATACATTGAACATGTAGTATCGTGTTCGCCGCTTTTGGTGATTTCGCATTCTGTGCCGCCCAAGTAATGTGGGCATCTTAAGCAAGGTTTAGCAAAGTTCGTATAATTGTTTCTAACTAGATTTTTAATCTGATTAGAAATCAATATACTTGCCCAAGGCCCAAAAGCCCGTTGTTGATCCCACAAATGCCACTTGTTATAAATATGCAATCTTATAATCTGGCAGACATCATCATAGTCTAACCAAGACAAAGCATTGAGTTGCCATTTGGCGCGATATTTATTTAAGATTTCTTCAATTTGGGGGACAAGATCTTCGTATTTCTTATCCATCTATATCAATTGGTTTTGAAGAAGCGCATTCTGCTTGAGTAAGTCTAATCAAGTCTTGACCATTTGGAAGGTTGGGAGATGGACGCCTAAATCCATCAATATTTTCGGCATCCTGTGGACTCGCAGATTTCCATAGGTCAGTGAGGTTTGTTTTGCTGGTGTTTGCTTCAGCGATAATATCTCTTCGTAGACGACGAACATCAATCGAGCGCACACTTGGCTCTTCGTATTCTTCTTCTTCGATTTCGATTTCGACACTAGCCTTTATTGGAGCTTTTGGTGCAAGAGCGCCCATAACAGCACTTCCACAACTCGCGCAAAACTTTGGCTTCGTGACCTCGTATACATTCTTAAATCCGCAGGATACACAAAAAACTTTGTTCATGGTAAATTCTAGGTGATATTTTCGATTTTTTCTACTAAATAAGTAATAATTTTATCTCTTATAATATCTTCCCTTCCGAACCTTATACTATAAATACCATGTTTGGCGCTCTGTGGATCAGAGAACAGATCTGCCATCTTATCAAAGCCACTGTTCCTAATATCACTTTGCAATCCATCGCCGCAAATAAATAGCTTACTGCCACGACCAATTCGGGTCACAATAGTAGTTAGTTCTTTGATGCTCATATTTTGGGCCTCATCTACAATCACAACCTTGTCGCGCCATGTACAACCACGAAGAAAGTTAATAGGTTCTGCCGCCAATACCCCCTTTGTTTTAAGCTGATCCTTTTCGGGTTTATTCAATAGCTCATCAACCTTATCTAAAAGCGGGGCCATATAAGGACCAAACTTGTCCTCAATGTCTCCTTTCAAGAAACCCAACCCTCTCTCAGCACTCTCAACTACGCTTCTCAAATAGAGAATGCCTAAGTCTCTGTTCTGGTTATATAAATCAAGGGCAGTATAGACTGATAAAAATGTTTTGGCCGTTCCTGCGGGACCACCGATAAAGACGATTCGGGTATTCGGGGCTGAAAGTATATTATAGAATTCTTTTTGTTTTGGGGTTAATTCAATATGACCTAGTAGGAGGCTGTTGTCTTTTGGTTTGTTTGTTTTGGCCATCTTAGATAAAGGCTGTTTATATATTATACACGTTTTATGTTTTTCGTAACCCTCGCGTTTTAAAAAACGGTTTGGGATATGGGATTTTGATAGTGTTCACCACCCCCCCGCTCTTTTGCCGTCAAGCGAAATCTGCAATCGTTTGAAAAAACCCCTCCCCTTTTTTTTTCTGTAATAATGATTTTTTTTCTTGCGGTTTCACGGTCTGCTGCTATCTTTCTCTCATGACTGAGACGCAATGGATTGAGGAG